ATATGATACAAGCTGGTTCTACACTACTGTAGGTTCTATGGATTCTGCAAAAGACGAAGCTTTAAGAGCAATGGCTTATCTTATAGATAAGGCTACTCATAAAGCTGATAGAGATACTCATGACAGAGTCGTAGAACTTATGTAGCTTAAAGAATAGCTTAAGTTTGGCGAGAGTGTTCTCGATCTTTATGAGGTTGATGATAATGGGTTTACTACAGGTTACTTGGTAAGAAACTTGAATTATGGTAAATTTTTCAGAAAGAGATAGGAGTTCATGGAAAAGCTTAATCTCAAATACGGATTAGATCCATCTAATAGAGAATAGCCAAAAGGCGATGATGGCGTAAAATGGAGCAAAGAAGTAAATGATTGGTTAAGTAAAAACTGTCATAGAAAATACAAGAAAGAATACTATGAAGCATTTTCTAATCTTTCTGCAGATACTATGAGAGCACGTGATTCTATCCAGATATAGATTAAAGCCATAAAGTCGAGATGTAAAGACGAGTTTGGAAACTATCATTTTGATAGACTTACAGATTCTGAATGGAATACACTTAGAGGATTATATATACAAAAGAAACAGCTAGCTTCCGACTATGATGTAAATGGAGAACTCAAGATAGAAGGTACTCCAGAGTATCGTATAGCCAAAGAACTTTAGAAACTGAACGAGACCCTTTTTAATTCTTCTGATAAAGTTAAGAAGGATACAAAGAGATGGTAGGCTGACAGAGACAAGATTATCCAGGAATGCGGCGGTCTTGAAGAAATGACTAAAGGTGAAGATGGTAATTTCGATTTCGACAAGCTTAGAAAATGGGACTCAAGAAATAGTAAAACTAGACTCAAGGTAAATGAAGAGACAGGTAAAGCATTACTTTGGGAAACTATTAACAATGAAGCAGAGAAGCCTGTATATGCAATAATTGTAGATGGAGTTAGCGACCATGGAGCTAGATATGAAGAATTGTAGCAACAGAAGTACAACATACTGTCTACATACAGAGATTACAATACCGGTGATATAAATCCATCTAAATTACAGAAGTCTATACAGAATAAAATACAAGCTATAGACAAAGAGTTAGCTAAGATTAGAAAACAAGCTGTAATAGAAGATAAAGATTTAAAAAAACTTGCTAAAAATCGTGCAAAAATTTTTAGAAAATATGCTAAGTCTTCACTGACTGATGTGTATAAAGAAATGCGTAGATTAGCAGTTCTTAGAGATAAAGACGAGCCAGGTTATCTTGATACATTCGAAAGAAATACAGGTAGACTTGTGGAGGATGTAGAAGGAGAAATATCATGGCAAGCTAAACCTTGGTTTAGAAAAGTAGTTGCAAAGTAGGCTTACTATGACAGATTTATGGAGGTATTGCCAGGAGATGGTTATCTTAACTCTGACGAGAACAATGATTTACTCGATAAGGATTTCGACGAGAGTTACGGATAGGCATTTGTACCAAAGAAGGAATTATACGACAATTCTAAGTAGTATAATAAGATTATGAAATCTAAGACTCTTAAAGCTCTTTATGACAAGACATATCAAACAATTAAAGAGTCTAACGAATTGTAGACAAATAGAAACTACGTAGACAATTACCTTCTCCCATAGATAACTGGCTCATTCTTTAAATACCTTAAAAAACACAGCGGCAAATGGAGGATGGCTTGGGACTTTATTAAAACTGGTAATGTAGACCCATCTTCTTCTGGAGGTGCTCTTAGAGAATATTTCAAAGATACTGTTGGTATTGGAGAGAAAGGATGGGAGCAAGATGGAACATACGGATAGTTTATTGATTAGGCGTTGTCTGACCAGGATTAGTTTGGAGATATTATCAACTCGAAAGATCCTACATTCGGTAGCGAAATAAGCGGAGAGCGCCCTGATGGTAGACAGCTTAATATGATACCATAGTACTATACAAGAAGACTTAAGGACACATCGTAGCTCTCATCTGATTTAATAGGTATACTTGGAGAATATTACAACTAGTCTCAGAAGTATAAGAACAAGAAGTAGATAGAAGCCACGTGCGAATCTATGGTTGATATGATTGAGAATAGAAATCATGAGAAGGTATCAATTACTGGTAGTATAGGTAATCTTAAGAGAACTACTAGAAATGTTACTGGAAAGTCTTCTAATACATATAAGGCTGCTAGAAAATTCTTGGATATGAATCTGTACAATATACGCTCGTCAAGAATGTAGGTCAATATATTCGGCAGATAGGTTAATATGGGTAAAGTGGCTTAGTTGTTTAGAGCAGCTACAACACTCGTAAACCTTGGCTGTAATATAGCCGTAGCAGGAACTGGTTTCACTACTGCCATATGGGCACATATTGTAAATTCTATAGTTGGATAGAAATATAGCTTTTCAGATGCTTGTGCTGCTACTAGATTTGTCTTACATCATTTGGTTGAAAATGGCATGGGTGCCAAATATATAGAAGATCACAATTCTAAAGACCTATTGATGCTTATAATGGAGCATTTTAATGTAGCAAGTCAGCTTGAGAGAAAAATGAAGGATTCAAATAGAAATAAGTTTATAAACGCCATAACTCATAACTGGGCATTTGGTGGTCTTACTATGTTTGACTTCTGCGCTAAGGCTCCTATAGCTATTTCTACTATAATGTCTTACAGATATTACAATGGAGAGTTTACAACCAAGGATGACGTTATAATGAACAATATCCTTAATCCAGAAGAAGCTAAAAAGCAGATTAAAGAGTGGAAGAAAGGGAAAAGTTTACTGTCTATTATGAAAGAAGAAAATGGTAAGCTTACTGTAGATAAACAGTATTACAAATAGTATAAACAGATAGAAGACGTACTACATTTTAGAATTGAGAGATATGCAGAAAATGCAGATGGTATGGCTACCGAATCACAAAAGGCTGCTATTACAACAAATGCATTAGGTGCTGCAGTTTTGGTTCATAGACAATATTTCCCTCTTATGCTTCAAGAGAGATTCGGAGATACCGTATGGGATGATTCTACTTAGCAATTTAAAGGCGGCTCATTTAGGTCTGGATTACAATTACTTAATGTGTTGTCTAAAGGGTATTCTGATGAAGCAAACCTTTAGAACTTCTAGGTGAACAGAAAGAAATCAATCTTAACTGGTCTTGCAGCAGGTGCTGCATTAGGCTCATTTTTGCCTATTGTTGGGCCTATGGCTGGTGTTGCTATAGGTTCTGCGATTGGCGCATTATTGGGCGCTAGAGCGAAAAATTCTAGGTCCTTACAGAGATATTTGTACGATGACTCATCAGAAAGTTAGGCTAGATTATGCAGATTTAGACGTCAGCAATTAAAACGTCTTGCGACAGAAATTGCTTTATACAAGCTTGTCGTTTGCCCTGCTGTTGCCCTAATATGTGCATATGCTGATTCTGATGATGATAATAAATTAATGCAGCTACTTGCATATATTGCCGTACGCACAAAATGGGAGGTATTTACTCCTTATCGTTTCGACGATGCATTAAATAATTTTAAGACGGTATCAGCCCAAACTGGTACTTTGGACGCCATTTAGAACGTCGCAAAATCCGTTCCAGAATACGCATTATATTCCATTATGCCTCGAGGGTCGCTATTGGATACTTTCCTAGGTGGCTCCATTAACGATTATGATTCAAGTATATAGCGAGGTATTTACTCTGATTACAATATTCCATTTACAGATACTGAATGGAATAAAGCTTCAAGAGATATGTTTAAAGCAACACCATTTCATCATGCTTATGAACAAATCCTTGACTCAAAGAGTAAAAGAAGCTATTACGAAAATCAAATCATTCAAAATAAATCTTCAGATGACCCATTATATAATTGGGCTTTAGATAAATTTAACAAATAAAAAAAGACCCCGACTGCTCTCACGAGTGGCCGGGGTTTATTTATTCACTAATTCAAAACTTCTGGGGAATAGTATCCCCAGTATATTGCGTTATCAACTACATTCTGCTTTGTTAGAATATCAAATCCACTTTGTTCTATACAAGATACTTCAGCCTTCTTTGCTTTCGGTATTTCGTACAAAACTTCAAGAAGAACCTTACTATTGGATTCTACATCAACCTTAGAGTCAAAATAATATTCACTCTCAGATTGTTTGTATATCCAATAACGCTGTTCAACAGAAATAGGATTATAAAGAAGTCGTATATACTTCTTTTCTCCTACTGTAACTATTTCTGAAGAGTGAAGAGCATTTGTAGTTAGTAATTCCCTATTTGTTATTATATAGGGAACTACAAATATAGAGTTATTTTTAAATTTCTCTTTATTAAACATTCAAAATTGCTGCTTCTAATTCTTCACCTGTAGCACAATTCTCGAAATCGTCTACGTTAAGTGTATTCTCAAGATTCATAACGTTAAATGTGTTTTCTAACACTTCAACATTCAAAGTTTCGTTTTCCATTTTACTCATAGGTTTAAAGTTTCACTACCGTCTCCAGTATAGTAATCATAGCTATGGTCCCAGTTGCCTGTTCCCAAATGCCATAAATACACAGCCATAAAATCATGTATTGTTACACCTCTAGAAGTAACTTGAGGTGTAGTCAATCTGAACACTCTTATTTCATTGCTACCTGTTGTATCAATAGCTATGATATAGAATTCGAATCTCCACTTATCGATTTCACCATTACTCAACTCTAATACATTAGTTAAATACCAATATACTGCTTCCTGATAAAAGCACAATTGCCTACAGTAATCAAATTCTTTCATACTGTCTTCAAAGTGCCATAACTTAGCTGTAGTTTTGATATCCATAATTGTACACGTTCTTGTGTCAAAGTTAAATGTACAGCTATCAAGCAATGATTTACATGCGATAGAAGTATAAGCTCCATGATTCAGTTCATCTATAACCCAGTAATCCCAGTTTATCTGGAACTCATGGTATACATGTATACTGCCATGTTCGCCAGCTCTTCGTATTAGTCGTCTTGCTAGTTTATGCTCTCCAACATTATGCTGGATCTTCATAAGTTGGTCTAAGTCATACTGAGATATAAGTATTTTCTTAGACTTAATAGCTTCGATATAATCCTTATACTCTACGCTTATTTTAAGCGCTTCTGAGAGGATTTTATCTTCACTCTTGCCAACTATACTATAAGACTTGCGATAAGCCTCTGAGAGCTGTTTATTTAGCTCTATTTCAACGGTATTTATTAAGTTTTCACAGAACTTTTGTGCTTGCGCACTTTTAGGCTTATCGCCATCGAACAGAACGTAATCATTCCAGAATTGGTCTGGCTGAAGTAGGAACTCATGTATCATGGTTCCTTTACGTAACTGTGGTAAATCTAAGCCTTTCTCTTTACCATCCAGCATATTACGAAAATAGGCCGGCCCTTTGTTTAAGAACCAGCCTATCGCACTATTACTAATGCGTGTATTATCTTCGTAGTATGGAATGTCGTATTCCGGTATTTTGTACTTTGGTGTAATCATTAGCATCCTGCACAACAACAATCACAACAGCAATCATCTGAAGCTAATTTCTTCTTAACATTCTTATGATTGTTCTCTTTACAAGAACGAGCATGAGGCTTTATGGTACCCTTTGAAGAAAGGTTCATATCCTCAAACAGCTCTTCGAATGTTGTAGTAGGGTAATCGTTAGCTTCTTTTACAAAAGATGCTATATTATCAAAACTACATACTTCGAAGTTGTCCTTGATAAAATCAGTTAAAGACTTAACTTCTTTCTTGTCGTTAAGTTTGTCGTTCAATACCTCCATTATAAGAGATGGAGACATCTCATCAAACTCACGCCAATAGCGGATACGAGAACAACGGTCTATCAGGTATTCTGATATTTCGTCGTCATCATTACATGTAAACAAAATCATATGTTTACCCTTGGTATCAGAGCCATCCAATACCTGCAATAATACAGAATCGTCATAATCCGCAAGAACTTTATCAAGTTCGTCGAACAAGAAACAAACGCTTGTATCGCCAAGCTTTTCTACAAGATTTCTAAGGATATACGGACGTATGTTTTTGTCTATATTTATAATTGGAAGACCGCTCTTATTAGCAATTACCTTAGCCATTACGGTTTTTCCAGAACCCTTTAATCCTGCAAGCATTACACCAGTAAATCCACTTTCAGACAGATTATAGCTATTAATAACCTTATCTATAAAGCGTTCGTCACGCTGTGTACAATATACCTTAGAAGGTAAAGATAAGCCGCTAGACTCTTCAAGTGAGATTGCGTCAGTATAACGGTCTACTTTAATATTATAAACCATTCCTGGAGTTAAATCACACTCAAGACCTTCTGTGTTAAACTTAAAGTTTATACTGTTACCTACTTTCAAAAATTTCTTTTCCATATTTACTGATATTGTAATACTCAAATATTGGTTTTTATCTCTTCTATCATCTCGTCTACCTGTTTATGGTTACGTACGAGATAACATTTCATTTTACTTCGATGTCGCTTAAGATAATGCTTAAACAATTTCCATCTAAGAGGGAATGAATCTCCCATAAGACCTTTACATTCTACTACAAACCCATTTCCAATGAAGTCTGGTAGATATGTTAGAGGTCTTATTTTTTCGCCTAAATACTCGAATTTGTCCAGTAATACGAAATGCTTTGGCTCATACTTAACTGGTATACCAGCTTTCATAAAAGCTTCATAAGTATAGCATTCGAGTTTACTCCTAAAATGGAGACTATACTTATCGACTTTAGTCGCATTTCGTACCCTACCTTTGGATTTTTTGTTAGATTTCTTGCCTATCATAATAAAAATTCTTTCCCCTTATCTTGGATACAGAAGTTCTATTAAAATAGACAATTTCGCCGTTAGTTACTTTTTGTTCACCTACATGGTGGACACATACGCATATACATCCATCGTCACTATAACTATCCCAGATAGTCATCTGCAATTTGTTTGGAAGATAAATACGCATAAATCCACCTTTGTCAAGATGAATTTTCTTAGTCAGCTTCTTTGTAAGCCATTTATGCAATAGAGGAGACATTACTGCACCTCCCAGCACACCAAGCAGGCATCCTATTACTACATCAATCATATTTCTGTAACGTTTTTGTTAACCAGTCTTTCATGGTGCTAAATCCGTTGTCACGAACAGCATCTGATAGATCTTTGGCTTTAAATTTCTTATTAATGAAAAAAGCATCTATTTTGTATTGTTTACTATATTGTCTAGCCTTAAGCATACCGGTTTGATCTCTATCATACAGTATAACTATATGTTTCCATTTGGAACGCAAAGACCTGAGTATATCTTCAGGTATAAACACAGTTTCACTAGCAGCAGCTATTGCATTAAAACCCATCTCGTAGCAACACATCACATCTTTCAGTGACTTTGTTATTATGAGTAGGTCGCCTCCTTCCTTAGGCAATTCGGATAATCCCTGTACGTGCCGATTCGTCAGATTGGTACGCCATTTAGTAAACTTGGAAGCAAGTGGACGATAAATCTTAAACTTATCATACACTTTATATGCATACATAGGACTATTCTCTTTGTAGATACTTCGGACGATACTATTACAAAGAAAGTATTTAATGCTAAACACATTGAACTTTTTTAGGGTATCAATATGTATTCCGAACTGTTTCCAGTACTGTTTGTCTACATTGGTAAACGGTTGTCGAACTATTCCGATATCGGTATCTCCTTTCGGCTTATCATACGTATTTGTCCTTACGATTGTATTAGGATTTATTCTGCGTACGATTCTCAATAATTCTCGTTCAAGCTCTTCTCTAGTCGTTATACCTTTGTATTCTTTTAGGAACTTCAGAGAGTTTCCGCATTCTCCAGTTCCAAGGTCTTTCCATAACAATCTTCCTGTTTTAGAATGAAATATTCCAAATGAAGGATTCTTATCTCCAGACCTTAAAGGACTATTCATAAGTTTTCCAACTTTAAATTGTCCTAAACAATACGTATAGATGTCTAAATCATTCACTTTGTCCAAGATGTCTCTCAAGGACATAGTAGTTGCTGTTCTAGTACTATACATAACTTATAAGTTAGCGTATCTTCATGGAATCGAACCATGTCTTCATCCTGTCACAATGATATAGCTTACCACCTACTATTAAAGATACAAATTGAGCAGTTTAATGACATGCTCAGGTCTACGTTGACGGACGTATAGCAGTTTACGGAGATGCTAAGCTCGGACTTTAGGTTATTCAAACCCGCACTTACGTAGCGTACACGCGTATGAAATCTGATGCCAGGTAAGCTGTGCATCATAGATAATATCGGCCTTCACAGGCGGACAGAGCTATTACTTTCACAAGCTGTAACTCTTCTTATCATCAGAAATGTTGTGGCTCTGTAGGGATTCGAACCCTACTGGACTTTTGTCTATATAACAAACAAGAAAAATGATCAAAACGTCGATTTGAATAGTTTTCGCATTCGTCCATGCTTGTGTCTCACGACACCCTGCGAGCCTTATTGGAGGCATTTCACCTCCAAAGGGTAACTGAATTACCTAGCTCCACCAACGCCCTTTCATGGCAGTATTACCTCCCTGGGGCGTATCCACTTGCTGTATAGTTTGACACTCCTGCTATGTAAACGGTATAAGAACCATTTACCGGATTTCATACAATCAAGTAGTATTTCTATTTCTTCAGGCGTAAACCCCTTAAAAGGGAAGATCTGATGCGCCTGCTGCATCCGCAGTTTCCGGAGTAACGGTTGGTGGCACGTTAAGCGGATCGTTGTTTTCCTTATCGGCAACAACTGGTCGCTCCATAAGATCATTCTTAAAGAGCTTAATCTGCGAATCTGTATTAGACATGTCTTCAACGAAGATTCCGAGCTTACTTACCTGAGTATAGCCCTTCTTATCATAGATAACCTTCAAACGGAGCTTTTTCTTAGTAGCAATCATAGGATCAAGCATCTGCTTTGTCCAGTCAATCATCTCCTTGAATGTAGAAAGCTCTGCATCTGGTCTCTGTGGGTAGAAACAATCAAGAATCTGACAAACTCGTCCAAACTGAGCGTTGTCACGCTTCTGCAAGTCTTCGTCTGTCTTAATATACATTCCCTTTGTATTCTTCCACTCTGTCATAGTAGCTGTCTGACCATCCTCATTCTCAAATACGATCTCGAGGAAATCGAGACCCTGAGGAGACTTGTTATAGTTTACCTCTTTAAGAGTGACGTTCTGGTTAATGCCTACTGGCATATAACTACTATTACTAAATTCTTCGTTGCTAGTTGTGGCTGTCTTTGTACTAAACATAATCTCTATTATTTTAATATACGTAATGCTAACATATCAAGTTTATTCTCAGTATAGTATGCTGCAGATCGAATAGACCGATATATCAATTTACTTAAATATTCTATCCCAATGTGTTGTAAGTGTCCCATCTTCATTACCTTCTGCAATAACGATATCCTTTCCGGCTATGTGTCTTGCGCGAGCCTCCATGATGGTATCAGAGACACCACCCTTAAAGGATATGTGCGTTTCATTTCCTTTGCGATATACGTAACCAACCGCATCGGCTAATCCACACACGATTTTACTCAGCTTACCAACTAAGTCGAGCTCTTTTGCAGAAACTTCAACACCATCCTTTTCAGTTACGGTGTCTTTAACGTGACCTACAAGAATAAATTCGTCACACAAATCTCGGAACATATCAACTACCTTCTTTACTGCGTCTCTAAGATACTTATAGCCGGCACCATTAGGCAAGGTGGTTACGTCTGTGCCGTCCCACTTCTTACCCATTGGAGTTTGGCGATAGAGTGTACAAGCATAGCTCATACAAATATCCTCAAGTCGTGTAGCATTGTCGATAGTGATATGCTTATAGAAATTATGACCTACTTCTTTATTCTTGGCACGAATGGCACTTGCTGCTTCTCCTAAATCATTGATCGTACGACACTGGATGGCCATCGCATCAACGAAGACAGAGCCTCCCTCAAGGTCTATGATAAGGTTATTATCCAGCTGCGCAAGACAAGATGTCTTACCAGCCTTTGGAAGACCATAGAGTATAAGATATCTAGGATTTTCAGAAACTGCAGGAATTTTACTAGTAGGTAATGTTAAACTCATGATACAATGATACTAAAAGTTTTAATTAAAGCTTAATGTTAATACTAATGATTGTCTTCTTAATCTCTGGACTAAGTGAAGAGATAAAGTTGTAATCACTAAAATCAGAGTAACTATAAATGTCGGTACCAATCTGAATCTCATCATTGTAGAAAATGACAGGGAGACCATTCTCAAGACGGTAAATCTTACCGAGCTTAATACCCTTCATAATACTCTTCTTCTTGCCATAGTTAGCAAGAATATCACAAGCCTTTGCAAACAAAGCGTCGCCCTTCAGAGGCTTGTAGATATAAGTATGATCCAACTCGTTGAACATGGCATCAATCAGATCGTCGTCCTCCTTCTTTGTGTTAAACAAATAAGAGTTGTTCTTCTTTACAGTAGAAAGAATAATATCATCGAGAATCTGAGAATAAATGTTACCATTGTTAGTGTTCTTAATGTTGTTGTCAGTAAACTTAATATCGTATGTTGTCATAATTCAGCCTAAATTTTAATTGCTTAACTTTCTATCAAGTTGTTATATGCTAAGTCATTCTGGAATTCAAGTATGCAGGGCTTTCCTGCGTCTCGATTCTTCAAGATGTGTAAATACACCTTGTTCTGAGTAGGTAAATGGCTCGGGCCATATTCTTGTATTCCAAGAATTTCAGGCCTATGAATAACTATAACATAATCGCTAGCTTGAAATAAAGCGTCAGCAGATGAAATGTCGCTTCTCATAGGATAATGCGACAAAGGATTGTTTATTCTTTCTGGTGATTCAATATTTCTATTCATCTGTGCTAGTTGTAACACTGATGTCATGGGATACTTTTTAGCACTTATGAAAACCCTTTCGAGTTCCTGCATGGTTTCTATAACGCTGCCTATAGGCTTCGTCAATAGAGCATGGTCATACATTATCACAAAATGCTTATCTGTACCCTTTATGTATGTATTATAGAAATACTTAATAATGTCTTCTGCTTCCTTGGGAGTTGTAGGATTATCTACAAACCATATAGGATACTCCTTTAGTTGATTAGATACTGAGATGACTTTTCTGAAGGTATCGTCATCCAGGTCCGTTTCCGAACTATACAAAGTCGAAGTCGTTTTCCTAAGCTTACTAGAAAGCGTTCTTCCAACTTGCCTAAATCCAACCATCTCTAACGAGAAAATTAGAATTACTATTTCTTCACCAGGATTCAAATCAACAATATCAGTTGAGATCTCATTAGCAAATGAGCTCTTACCACTTCCTGAAATACCAGCTATGGTGTAAACGGTATTAGGTTCAATACCTCCCATGCACTGCTTATTAAACTTAGCCCATCTAGTCTTAAGAGATGTTATAGAGTGATCTCTACGACCAGATATGTAGTTTATCGCCTCTTGGGCTACAACTGACATTGGTCTTATAAGATTAGATAAGTTCTGTTCCATAAGTCGATTCCTCAATTTTAGAGTTGTCTTGCATTTCTTCCTCAGATTCTTCCCATTGATGGTCTACGAGCCATCTCCACATCGTCTTCATATAACTTAGTTTACCCTCGTTAGTCTTTTTCTTCATTTCAAAGTCGAGACACTGAATAAGATGTTGAGCCATAGCTTCGCTTTGACCTACATAAACATTAAATAAATGTCTACACTTGTTAACGTTGGCTCTTAGATAGTTTTTGGTGCCATCTGGTCGTAGAACGTATATTGGGTACATTTCATAGAACAAATCGAAATAGTCCTTTTTTGGGCGGACTACATCCTTAAGCGTATCTGTTGCATGATATGTAATTGACTTACCTCTCTCGATCGAGGTAATAAGTCCCTGAGAAATTAAGTTTGATATTTCTTCGTCGCTAACTAGGCTGACAATTTTGCGGACGTCTTGATTATAAGTTTTTTGATTCTTATCCAATACCAAACTTAGGAATATTAATTGATTTGAATTTAGTCCTGGAATGTCCAGGAGTTTTGTGTTTAGTTCAATAATCATCTTATATACGTTGATAAACGATTAATCATCGAATATTGTCAACTGGCGGTTAACAAACTCACTAGCTATCTTTTTTGCTTTGCTAATGTAGTACTGGTAATCCAGGTGACGGTTTTCTATTGGTGTGGCATCCATCTTATTAAGAAGTCGGACTCCGTATTCTGTTATTCTTGTTTCAGAACGACTTTCGTACATTTTGTCCTTAATTCTTATAAGATAGTAGCCACTGCTTGACGCGTAGTACCTATTAATACGTTGAATCTGTTTTCCTCCATACTCAACTTTTGATTCCTTGTTTACGCTTTGTGACATCAAGAAATCACGGATATCTCTATCCTTCTTAATAAACTTGTCTATCGGTTCATTGTTCAAAAAATAGTTTATCACAGCTTTGGAGATAACAACTGGTGTCATGCTGTTGTTAAGACCAATTTCTGTGATAAACTTGCCTTTCTTTTCTATCAGTCTTGGATCTCCAGATTGGGAATATCCTTTGCGAACACCAAAGTAATTGTTCACGTCGTACTGATAAAACGACTCGTAATCATCGGATTCGAATGTTAACTGGGTTAATTGCTCAACTTCCTTAATTGCATCGGCTATTGCGAAGCGGGCGGATTTGTCGGCAATGTAGACGACACCATCTGTATTGACTTGTACAATCTTACAATTCAATGCCAGAAGCCTGTCCACCAACATAAGTAGTATAAGTTGCCCATTTATACGTATCTTATATACGTTAAGTGGATCATAAGCCCAGCTACTTTCTTGTTGCATCTTTCCTGTAAGAGCATTAAGAGCCTGTTTAAATGCCTTAGACTTTAATAACTCTCCATTACGTTTGGCAGCCAAGCGCTCCTTGTATAGAGCGCTGTACACATTCCAAAAATCTTCTCCTAAGTGAACTGGAAGCCAATGGTTTATAATGGCTAACGAAGGATACATAGACGTAACGTCGGAGTGTCCTATAAACTGTTCAGCTGTAGGTTTGTAGACTCTAGGTTCGTTGATGGTGTGTATACCACCTTCACCTATAGAGTAGCAAATGTTTGAGAGAACAAACTTCTTCTCATAGTTTTCTTGTTTCTTATCAGACTTACTTGCGTTGCAAGTAGCATTCTTTACATCCAATAAGACTTCTTTCAACTTTGGGTTAGAATATTGTATAAATGGGAGTATAATGTCACCTAAACGAATGTTTCCGACTTTTCGAGTACGAGTTTTTAATTCGTCCTTTGTAGTTTTGGCAATGGCTAAAGTCTTTTTCAACAGTACTTCTTCTCCAAATCGTACACCACTCATCGACAGTGCATCAAACCCCCATTCTTTTTCAACTTCAAGACGTAGGTCTACATCTTCTTTTACTTTGTTAAGCAAAGTCTCAGTAGCTTCTACGTCGTTCACGTTATACTCTATCATAGCGTTAATATCACATTCTTGGATCTGCAGATCAAAGCTTCCTTCATACTCTTGTACATTTGGCATATGTAAGAGTATTTCTATTTCTTTTAAGCTTTTCTGCTGTTTGGCGCTATAGAGCATCAGCATAAGATCAAATGAATAGAAGTAATTTGCATACTTATACACTTTAATCTTATCAATATTTCCTGTTTTTTCCGAACTTATTATTTCTTTACTAAGATAGTAGAGAGAACTACAAATTCTCGAGTATCCTAGTCGCTTCATTCTACTGCAGAAATGTATAATGTAACTTATGATTATATCATCATAACGCTTATTGTTGTAGCCGCACATTATATGATCAGTTCTGTTGGTGTAGAAGAAGTCAACTAGTTCTTCTAGTTGATTTTTACGACAGGATATCTCGAATTTATATAGTTTATGACTCTCTGAATCTTTACAAGTACAATGAAAACAGTTTGGAAAAACTTCTATGTCATATAGAACTACTGGTCTTTCCTTTACTATCATAGTCCCTAGTGAGGGTTTGCACCTCGCAGTCATATCCTTTCGGAGCACACTAGGGTGACCAGTGGTGTCCTGGTCGGTTTGAAGAAGCTACGCCTTATGCTGCCATTCGCATCTTATTTGCGCCTGGTAACAAGAGTCGTCCCGTCTTCTTGCGATGGTCTTTAAGGTTTGTGCAAACAAGATTACCGCGCTTTGCTTTTACCTTGTTTGTCTCCTTACGAGCCATCTTGATGACTTTACTACTCTCTGGAAGATTGTTTACTCCTCCATGTTTAGCGGTCTCGCCATTGTCTTTTATCTGAGCAACTTCCTGCTCAGTAAACTTGTTGTCCGAATGCTGGAATCGTCCTACAAGTTGTAATTTGTCATATTTAGCGACAACTAAGTCTCTAATATGTTCTTCTGCAGCATTCTTTTCTGTTTCCCAAACTGGGAACTGCTGCGCGTAGAACAAGTCGTCTTTCTTAACCGGGCATGGGTGCTTTCGCTCCCATTTCTGCAACTTGTGTTGAACATACCCTTCCATGAGCTCGGTATGGTTAAACTTCGTAATCTTTCTGCTAGATTCAATTTTGATCGAATCACGTTTTAGCAGCATGAACCAAGGTTTCTTCCGGGAAAGACCATGGATACAATGTTCTTTACAGAACTTAGAAGTAGTTCCATGAGACTTGTTAAAGTCCTTAAGCCACTTCTCTTTGATGTCACGATATTTTTTAACATAATTGTCCAAATATTGATTATTCTGGGTATTCATAACGTTGCCTCCTATGATTAAGCTGCTTGTTTAGCTGTTTTTTGTTTAATTTCTTTAACCTGTGTAGGCTTTTTATTTACGGCTTTAGCCTTAACTTTGAGCCCACGACGAAGCTTGCGTCCTTCGGCCTTAGAGCCGTGACGGAAGTTATATGTGTTCTTCTCAAGCATCTCCTTAGCCTTTTTCTTAGCTCTACGGAGATTGTAGAAGTTCACACTAGCATTCTTTGAGCACTCGATAGTATGAGGATTACCTCCCTTCTTGTGCTTATTGTGATTGCCTGACATATCTATGCCAGCCTCCTCGAATGGAGACTTATCATCAGAACGATACTGATAGAATGTAGCATTACCTACAAGATCACGCAGTTTTGCTACCACACTTGCTGGCACATCCTTAAAGAATGCTGTAGAGTTAGTAATGCATGCAGACTTAATGCCACAATCCTTTACCAACTTCTCGAGCTCCTTCTTCTTTTTCAGAACAGAATCACATACAACCGTGATATTGTATACAGTAGCGTTGTCCCATTGCTTTTTTGCGATGTCTACCACCTTCTGGGTGTCGGCATCATTGAGATGCATACGCTTGCACCGACGGGTAACTGATGCGATATGACGAGCCATAGCGATATTACGACGCTCTTCCTGCTTCTTCAAACGGTCCTCCAGAGTGATTTTAACAGGCTCTGAAGCCTTTTCCTTCTTGGAGTCGATCAGTTTATCCATGATGCTCTTTTTGCGCGCCTTACGGGCCTCTGTGCGAGCCTTAGAGGCAGCATATTTAGCCTCCTCTTTCTCAGCCTTAGCCTTCTTCTTAGCTGCCTTGAGTTCAGCGTGTTTCTTAGCCTTCTCTGCGTCAGCAGCACGACGCTTCTCAATGTTCTTTATTGTTTCGCTAGCAGCATTAGACTCTTCCTTCTTAGCTGCCTCAGCCTTAACTGGTGTAGTTCCTATCTTAGCCTGAACCTTCTTGAGGTTCTTCTTGTTATTCTTCTTTGACATAATTTTGATAATTTAATGTGTTAATAATGTTATTTTTAAGGCAAGGGATTCCTTATTGTGGTTCGCGTAAGCCTCGATCTTACTCCTTTCGGCGACCCTTATATTTGTCTCGAACCTATAGTATTTAAACTGTCAGATCCATCTCGAACTTATCTGCAATAGCATCCTTAATCTCAATAGAAGTCTCATTATTAAACTTCTCAAGATTAGCGTCAAACTTATTTGCTAGTAGTTGCTGATCATGGATAAGCTGAGCAATCTTAGCTGATGAGAATATCTCACGCTTAGGCATAGCCTTCAATCCCTTCTTTGCCTTAGTTGATGGATCAAGCGTCTTGATCATCTTAAGTTGTGCTATTGCCTCCTTTGCCTCGCATGCTGCGAAAATACTATAGTTATTTGTCTTCTTAAAATCCTCGTAAGAGAATGTAGTTGTACCTGTGTTAAGAGCTACCAAAATACCCTTAATCATAATACGCTTCTCACTAAGTTGTACAATCTGGTTATACAAGCTCTTGAGATCTAAGCCAGAACCCTGCTTTGCTGCAATTGCCTTCTTAGACATAAGGTTCTCTGCTCGAATAATTCGCCAATACTTGTTGATAGTAATATCAATGTTCTTACGAATTGTGATGATGTTTGCTGAGTTCAATTTAATTGATTTCTTATTCATATAGTTTGATTAAAATTAAACAATTTACTTGAATCAGCCATTTACCTAGCTCCAATATTACGTACAACTGTAATAAAGGATAAAAGACATCTATTGGTAATCCTACCCCGCAGGGTTGATTACCTATTCTCCGCAGAGAACTTTTATAGATGCCCTTTAATATAAACTAACAATATCGTCTTTGTATTTCCTTGTAAACAATAACGATAACGCCATGCATAAAATGTATACTCTTCTGCGCACAGTTCGCATACCATCCCCGCAGGGATGTTCCTGTTTATGGCATTACTCGTTTAGCGTTTACAATTCCGTACTCCAACTCAATCATTGGTTTACCTATGCAGTCTTTAACCTGCAAAACTTCTTTACGTCCGTTGATATTGATAACAATTTTCTCAGGAAACTCTTGCTGAGCGTTAAGCCTTGGCCCTGACACCCGGGCCCCCGCAGGGGCCGCTCCTACGCCATTAGCAATGCTGGAATTCTGACATACTTTTGTCGCAACATCATACAGTCGTTCTACGACCCAGTTAAAGTTTTTATCTTTAACTCCTTTCATCACAATTTCTTGTGATAGTCCTTCCATAATGGCTTTTTGGTTAAGCCCTGTGGAAAGACTCACTAGCGCATCCCATACCTTGAGAGCGAAACTCTCAAATGGTAAGGTTTGCTCGCAGCCGATTATCTTGTTCCAAAAGTGGAACCTAGTTGAACCGAGAGTAATACTACCATCATCGTTAATGGTATAGATTTTGTACTTCTCCGTATGGTCCAACTTTTCATAAACGGCTGCTTTAATTTTCGGTTCTGAGAGCATTACTGCAATAAGCTTAACGCTCTTCTCTGTTAAAACAGCCTCCATGAACTTATGCTATATGATCAGCTGGTTTTGAATCTGCCTTCTCGCGCTCATAATCAGAGACGATCTTCTCATTTGCTGCGATAGCAGACAAACACTGCGCCTTAGCCTTCTGAGCCTGCTCAATTATGCCATCAAGGCGAGTGATCTCACCGCGGTTAAGATCGTTAAGGATGCCGCACAAATCCTTAGGATCTGCGAAAACTGCCTTTGAGTTCTTATCCTTAAGAGCCTTCTGGACTGCCTCTTCAGTGGTCTCACCAAACTTGGTGCTATTCTCACTGAGAGGAATATCAATCTGGTTATCGGTGCCCTCATTAAGACGGCAAACAACATCACCAATTGAATTCTGCTTGGTTATCATAGACTCGATTGTAATATAACCGATCGCAAAGCGACGAGGCGAACGGTTAAGAACAAGGCTCACGTTAGAGCACTGCTTAGCTTGCTCCAAGACCTTATCATGATCTGGATTGAACATACGGGTCTGAGGAGTAAATACGTCCTGACCAAACAATGAACCACCGAGCAAGCTCAGTGGGGTACGATTAATTTTAATAGCTTTTTCCACGATGTTTACATTAATTTCTGACATAATCATATCCTTTTTGATATCGTTATTGATTAACTAACGATATGATTGAAAAATATGGTGTATTTTGGCTACACCTTTGCCGTTGTTTATTGAATAAAGCAACGCTGATACGAAGATACTCGGTTACTACTTTGCTTACTTAGTTTCTAAAGAAAGTTCTATTATTGTAGACGCTTTTATATAGACTTAGCTGCACTCTTCCTATTACAACAATAGGGTAATAGGCTTGCAGCAGGAACTGTATACATATGATACAGTTAACATTTACTGGATTATCCAGGCCCATCGTCTAAAGCTTTGAATGCTTCCTTTGCATAATCAAATGCTGAACTGTTTTCTGCTATTTTGTTCACGTTTTTTCTAACTTAACTATTCTAATCTTCGTTGGTGAAATTTTGCAGAGCAACTAACACTCATAGAATCTTAGAATTCTTATAACCCACGAAAATATGTAGAATCTCGGTCGTATTTCCCTTACTATACTTACAAGATCTTCCTACAGGTTGTCGATTAAACGCAGATTTCCTCGGCTAATAAGTTTTAAAAGCGCCTAACTTATCGGAATGGCTCCTTACTGCGGTACTCGGCTTATGGCATGTACCCAGCGGTTGGTTATCGGAATGCCTCAGGATCAAACCCATCACAGACTTTACGGCTTTTTACATCTTTGCTGATGTTTGCAATTTTTCTGTACCGGTATTACTACCTCCTATTTATAGTGCACGAATATTGGGAATTCAACCCATACATTTCATCTTGTCACCCACTTATAAACGTAATATACATGTATAGAGACAGTATACACATATAATATACACAGTCGTTTTACAACATAGAATATAAGCTGCCCATCAATTTCCTGTATTGCTTCGAACCTTTATGTTTACATATACTGTTGCGCAGTACACTTTAGCATGGTTGGCATATCGGTTGGCACTCGATTTCTTCACCTTAAGCCCTTACTTACAACGTAAGATTCACTCTATGAAGGGACATCAATTTTTGTTAAACATGTTATCTTTTAAACTTTCTAGGTTTTCATAGCTTATATCTCTTGCATACAACATACGCATACATAATATACCAGCTTACTACTCTGTAGAGACTATGTAATATTGTATATCATAGTGCAAATAAACTATTAGTCTAGATCGTTTTGGATGAAAGTGGAGGTCAAATGGTCCTGGATGGACATATCTCGAATCAACTTTCTACCTACTTTGCTATTTCTTATTCTAGGATAGCTCTCCATCAATTTTCTTTGACTGTAACGGAGTCATCGATCATAGTCTCATGAACGATTTAATTTTCATGGAAATTGGCTGTAAGTTCGGATTGCCTAACATCCTAATTACAACTGGAATAGATTTTCACCGCGATCTTCACCCGCGTACGATACTCCCGTAGAGCTTCGATTAAGGGGCTGCCCAACCCTTGCGCTTGTTTTACTTTTATATACCGCATAAACAAGAAAAGCCTGGCGGTCTACCATGAGCTCAGACGTCTTACACCTCATCCCCGGCACCCCTTCAATGGAGTTGTGACGAATCGAACGTCAAGGACTATATGCCAACGTATTCACCATACGTCCCGTGAGTATTATCCTCACGATATTGCGTCTTAGATAATTTTTTCGGCCTTTATACTAGCTTTGGACACTAGAAACACTACCTACGGCTTAATAATACTTCTATATTGTTTGGGATATCCTCGGTTCTTCCAGCACCATGCACCATACCATGTATGCAATTCTGTTCACCTACTGGGGACCAATATAGTTCGTCTCGTGTAACGTTTGTATATGCTTAGTATTATCACATATAATTACGATACGGTTCATTATGCCCTTCTTGGGACTTATGCGTTTTCAGATTACACAGTCTCATCCAGCTTGTCTCCAGACGGTTCTCACAAGTCCAGCTGTGTAATCTATAGGAGTTGATACAACGCTACTCCTACCTATATCAAACTGTTTCAATGTTTGATACATTTCATCCTACCTTTTGAGTGATCTCGCTCTGCAAGACAGAGTTAACATATTCTCGGATCCAGTTAATATTCGTACGTAGACTAATGGGATCTACTATATGTACTTACCTAACTATAGTACACAGGGTTCTTGTGTTTACTTGTGTACGTTAGAGGCGATTTGGATATAATCACGGAGCTCTCCCTTACGAATGGTAGAGTCATGATTAGTGGAGTCGACCTTTTCTCCAGGTTCCATAATATACAGAAGTGGTACATACGACGTATCTGTCTTCTTAATTACGGTGCGTTTAACAATTATCTTTGCAGGTAACTGTTTATGGTTACAAGGTACAGCCTTTTCTACCTTAACGGTATCATGGACTGTATCAGGATTAGCACGATTCATTTGACCAAACAAATGGTCCATTGGTTGCTGTACAGTAGATGCTGCTACTGTCTGCACTGTCGTTGGAAGAGGAACATTCTTAAGATCGGCAATATTCATACCGATAGTAAGAAATGCTGCCCCTAACAACGTGATCACTAATTTTTTCATACTTTGATAGTTAAATTATTTGCGTTCACTTTGCCATTGGATGTCAAAGGCTCTTTTAATGCGACCAACTAGTTGTGAACCAGTTCTCTTAATTGGCCGTATTATTTTTTTACCTGAGCCTTAGTCTTACCTTTGGCTTCCTTTTTCTTATCCTCAGCTGCCTTCTTATCAGCTGCTTCCTTAGCAGCCTTGGCAACAGCCTCTTCCTCAGCCTTGATCTCCTCATCGGTCTTGAACTCCAAGTCGATGATATTCTCCTTGGCATAACCTACGAGTGGATCAGAAGGATTACGGAACAGGTTAGAGATGATACCAGCATGCTGTGTAGCGTTATCAAGCATCGAATCAGGCTTAACCTTAGCCATCATCTCTGGAGTAACGTCACGATAGTATGCACGTTTAATGGCGATAACAGTCTTCTTTGCAAAGTTGTTACCCTCCAAGAAGTTCTTCTTCAAGTTCTCAACGAACTCGCCTGGAGCTGCAAGAACCGCTGCAGTAGCCTTATCGGCAAATGCGATGTTCTTGTTAGCTACATCAATGTGCTCCTTGACACGATCCTTTTCTGGCAGCTTGTTCTCTGCCTCGAGCAAGGTCTTACCCTTTGAGCGAACATCGTCTGCACCAATGATTACGAGGCACTTTACAGCGTCTGCAATCTGATCATCGGTATACTTGCATACGCCGGTGTTCTTGTCAGTAGAATGGTCGCGAAGCTCACAGAACGCAGATACAGGAGATCCTGACGTAGCGGTAACGTTGAAGAAGTGAGCACCAATTCCATAAGTAAGCGTTCCGACACGACCTGTAAGCTCAACAATCTTTCGAAACGTATCATGGAAGTTCATGTTCTTGAGATGCTCCATATCGTTCTTTGCAGAAGCGAGAGCCTTCTCAGCGTTCTCCTTGTACTTCTTGTCCTTGGTGTTTTTGAGTGTCTTCTCAGCAGAATCGATAGCACGTTTAGCCTCGATAGAGCGATATGACTTATAGAAGTTCACACACTGCATGATGCTATCCATCAGCTTAGAATCACGGTTCATGGCCAAGAAGCCAGACAGAGCTTCCTTGAGCTCTTCTTCGTCCTTGATCTTTGTAGGATCAAAAACCTTACCTGCTGTTGCAGCACGAGCCTTAGCATCCTCTTCGAGCTTCTTAGAAGTCTCTTCGGATACCTGTACAGCTGAAGCTGTAACCTCAACTGCATCTGCATCGTCTTTTGAAGGCAAGAGCTTTGTGTCATCAAAGCTTACACCAATCTCCTTCAAAGCTTCAGTAAGCTCTGGAAGAGCAGCCTTACGAATTACAACAGCGAAATCGCTTGAGCCATACTTGACCTCGTTACATACGCACACTGCGATGCCGAGGGCGTTAATGTGGTTGATCTTGTCGATAGCTCCCTGTGGGAAACCAGTGTGCTCAGCAGCTTTCTCATCCAAGAAAAAGCGTTCGTGAGTCATCTTCAACAAATCTACCTGATGGTTACGGTCCATGCTTGACCCACCTGTTGTTGTGAGCATAGCTGCAGCCTCAACAGCTGCATCTGCATTGTTACCACCATTGTTGTTATTCTGAGCAACTTTTACGTTGCCCTTTCCATTCTTTTTTGCCATTTTGATAATGTTTTTAAATGTTATTTACTAAAATTAATTAATACTTTCTGGGCAACTAACTTAAATTCAACTTGTGTCGAATATGAAGTTTGTTTTTAACCAATCTCGTGGAGGTTTAGTGAGCACTTTAATATGCTCTCCTTCACCCAAGTTAAGCGCAGCAACAGTATCTACCACAACTGTATCCTTACCTGCTGGTTTTGTCTCGGCACATGTACCGGCGCCCTCTGAGGGTTCCAAAGCCTGAAATGAGCACGTCGGTGCCAGCATGGGATTTACAGAAGATTTAACTGTGCTGGCTTCACTTTTATGGTCAACAAAGGCATAGTTGACCATACTCTTACCGGTAAAACCGAGCAAGAGACTTACGAGAATGATCCAGAACAACTTGTTGCTCTTATTGTATCTTGCGAAACCAAGAGCTACAAAAATCGAGAGAATCAATAATAAAAGTGAAGTCATTTTTGTTAAACTTTTAAGTTATTTTTAATTTTCCTACGAGTGCGGCTTAACGCAGCTTTTATAGTGCCTGTAGGAATTTTCAGCACTTTGCTAATTTCATCAACCGTAAGATCTTCTACGTAAAATAGATTAAAAATCTTCTGTGTCTTCTTTGGGAGCTTTTCAAACTCCTTCAAAAGAGATTCGTACTCAAGAAGATTGACAAGATCTTCTTCTTCTGAAGAATTAGTTAATTCGACAGGTAGTCGGCCTGAGTCTTCTCCTAATTCCATAGATTTTTCCTTTACTTTTCGTAGATAATCTATAGCTGTTCGATTAGCTATAATTCTCAGCCATCCGCCAAAAGACGAATAATCTGTGAATGTCGAGAGTTTCTGGTGAACCTTAAGAAATACTACATTAGTAAGATCTTTAGCTTCATCCATGTCATTCACGTAATAAAAGAGTACGTTGTCGACGAACTCTTTATAACGGTTAAACAATTTATTAAACGCTAGCTCATTTCCCTTTTGAGCTTCTTTTATGGTCTCAATCTCAGATTGAGTGATACGCTGATACTCCATATTGTGGAGTAGGGGAGATCTCTCTCACCCTACTCCTGATAAAACGGAAGATCGTACACCATCTTCTGACGGTATAGCGACCAAACGTTGTTGACGAAATTGTTGAAAAGGATTATTTTCAAATCCTTTCCTCCTGTTTTCATTTCTACTTTTTCAAGTAGTCCTGAACCGATACGCATACGAGTTGTAAGTGTTTTGAACTTCATAGGGCTGCTTAGGACTATCGTTTTCATAATCCAATCACCAACTCTACGCAACTGTTCGTTACAACAGTATTCGTGTATACAATTTTCGTCTAGGCTGTCTCCTGCACAGAATATGTGTGCTTCATAAGTAAAGCCTTTTTTGAGGCGGTTATGAAACCAGTTAATCACATTTTCTATACCTTCTTCTTTGCAGCCTAACAGACTAGCTCTGTAAATTAGCATTTTAGGGAAATACTCCATTTTTTATTTTGTTTAATTAAATGTTTTCTTAATAAACTTAGAGAAATCTTCAAAATACTCATCTAGAAAACTAGCTTTTTCTGACAATGCGTTATCAAATAAAGCCATATTACCACATTTGCATGATATGTTATAATAGTTTTCTAGGTACTTATAGTTTTCTTGAAACCATACTACCCAGCTATTAACCCATATCCAAAATGCTCGTTCTCCAGAGTTAAATACTTTGTTGATACCTTCCAAATTTATAGAGTCTGCAAAATTAAAATTCTGAGACCCCTCATGTATTCCAAGAGCTTTTCTTAATGATGCATCCTTTTCATCTGTTCGAGGTATTCCTCTTCCAGTATTATAGATTGCTACATTTTCTTGGTATACACGGTCTATCCATCGCGTCTTTACAGCATACTTAATTCTTTCGTGTGGCTTCTTACCTATATTAGATAATCTGCCAAATTCTGTACACCATTTAAATGCGAGGTTGACGACATGAGGACACCTGTCCTTTATCATCGCTTTATATCCCTTTGTCATAACTAATAGGAAGAAGCTGGGGAATCGAACCCCAAACTGAACAGTCGTTCCAACTTCTTCTTCTCTCCACTTTGGTAGGAAACACCTAGACTAAACTTACGCTACATTAGTATAGTCTACAATGTTATTTACATTGTCGTTTAATTTATAGTATAGTGCTTAATGTATTTATCTCCTCTGTCTGTCAAAACCAAACACGCCCGTGTAGGCAGTTTTACAACATGCCTAGGTTGCCCACGATTATTCACGAACAAATCCGTGCCCTGTGGTACGTCAACATTAGACAGTTTTACAACATGTCCAGGTTGTCCAAGCGGAGTCAAAACATAGAGGAAAGAACCATCTAATAGACTTATCGCACTGGGAAGAGGAACTGTGGACGTGAGGGGAGTCGAACCCCTGTCCAGACAGATTATTTCATACACACTGTACATTCTTGTAAATGTTCCGATGATCAGTCAGAACATTCGATTTAAGCCGTTTTAGGTGCGCTCTAAGACATTTTTACGGCACTCGTGGTTAATTACTCCACTTGGTGACATACTCTGCCTCAGAGCGCTTAAAACATGGCTAAAAATATATAGGAATCCTCATGATACGAAGATACTTAGAGGGCTATATTCAGCATTTTTGATACATTTTGCAGGGTTCAATTAACTTTCTCAGAGCAATCAAATCTCCCCGATACAAAGATACGCACAAAACATATTGTTTGATCTACTGTCCCAATTTACTGTGTGGGTTCACATCTCTTCCTCTCATCGTGATACGAAGATACTTAATGAGAATGTTAATTCATTCTGAGATTCTTTCACTGCATCGCCCCTCGGGACCTCCTGAGTACCTGGGAATCTGTGTACGTGATACGAAGATACTTGTACTAGAAGAAGAATTATAAGCGATCGAACTGATAGTTGGCATAATACCAGCTGTTAGGATACTTGTCGCGCAACTCACGGTCGTGCTTTTCGTATTCACTATTCAACTCGGTCATCTGCTTACGCTGATCCTCATCGATCTTCTGTGAAAGGTCGCGGAACTGATTTGGCGTAATCTTCTGGTCGTCAGTAACGGCGGTACCATCCTCCTGTTTGCCCAGAAGACGAGCCAACAATTCTGTACGCTTCTTCAGAATGTCGAGAGTAATCTTTGCCTTCGCACGGTCCTTGCGGACATTGAGAAGTTCCTTAATTCTAAGGAAATCAGCACACTTGACGATTTCTTTGACCTGGGAGATCTTGCGCTTCTCCTCATCCTGGCGGATCTCTTCTGCCGCCTTGTCTGCGATGTCTGTGACGAGGTTACCCTTCATCAACTTTTCTACTACGTTGTCTGCTGACACATTCTGCTGCTCTTTAGCAGCACCTTTTGTTTCTGCTTTTGCCATTTTGATAATGTTTAAAATGTTTGTAAATAAAATTAATTAACATATTGTTACTTCTCCCACACTCCAGGATGGATTCTTAACGAATACTGTGCCATTATTATTAATGGTAATATCGCATGGAGCTTTGTGAGAGCAGTTAGCCAAATAAATGAGTGCGAATCTAGCCTCTTTAGCTTGATTCTCGTTAGGGTACTTGGATTCGAATACCAATGTTTTTGTATTCTTACCCTTTCCCTTAGCTTTTGTCGTATACACTGGAATCTTCCACATAGTCTAAAGGATTTAGCTTGTTTTTAAACTTGTCACGCTTATATGCCTTTGCTTTGGCTTCAGCGTGGCGCTGATGATACACTTTCTTAGTATTACGTTGTGTTCTGCACATAATTACATGTTATCTTGAACTGTTTTAAATACACAAATAACATCGGCATTTATGCCGTAAGAATCACGCATTATCTTACTTACACCACCAGACATAACTCTGATAGCATTCATAAGAGATTCATTGTCAGGCTCATTGGTTATAGCTTCTGACAACGCAAGCAACAGCTTCATCTTGGAGCAGAAAAACTTACCAAATCTCCTTTTCACGTAGATGCACGCAGATTCTACAACAGAGAGTTCTGTAGCATTTTTAGCTTCTGCGTGACCGATAATAACGGAATTAACTTCCGTTTCATCCATTGTAACTGCATGCACATCCTTAACATCTGGCTTAACTGTGTTCAACTGTGAAGCTATTGCCATAATTTCAGATGGATTCAAACTAGAACCATCATAAGAGATAATAATGTACCGCTTCATAGCTAATCCTCCTTTGTCGTTATGTTGGTACTGGAGGACTGCACGATCTGCACATGCTTACCATCGATAATGGTGTCAACGACTTCTGTGTTCGGAACATCAGGCGGAGTAATAGTTTGATACAAATCCGGCTTGTCAGGCAAGTTCAAATATACATGCTTGTTCATCTCGAACTCGTTCGATATACTCATCTTAGTCAATGGTTTCCCAGATTTTTCTAAGACTGATACCACATCACGCATAACCTTTTCAGGTATGCTGAAGAACACTGAGTCCTGATGTCTCCATTGACCTTCCGATCTCTGAAACTCTATAACGTCAGAACAGTCGGTGAATGTAGGATTGTCAATATCCTGCATCATCTTTGATACCATGAGTGAGTCGTCGTGTTTGATCTTACTCTTTGTCTGCTTCACATAGTCACATGATGACACTGTGGCAGCTACAATAAGCATGATTAAGCACATGCTAAGCTTTTCGAATAATCTCTTCATTTTGATAATTTATTAGAGATTCAACAAATGTTAACTATCCGGGTTTTAAAGATTCACGGAATCATCTTTTGTGATTTTATACAGACTTGAGCTGTTGTGTAGGCCTCTAACCTAATAAATCTCGGGGACGGTATAAACCGCCCCCTTGAAATGCAACTTAATTAAATTTTTCCGTCCAATACGATATAAAATATATGATACTGGAGATCAAGATTATTATCAACATAACAATTACTATCACCAACGAGAAATCGCTTATGTTAGTTATATTCGTTATGTTTGACAATAAGTCAAAAAGAGGGAATGCCGAAATAATTATTAACACTATTGCTACGAATAGCTCTCCATATTCTTTTCTCATAGGTATAATGCTATTTGTGATACCTCTTCATAGTCGTCTTCACTAACAAACCATGAATCGTTATCTGTTGTCAAATAACTCTTTTTTGATCCCAAATCTACATCATTTGTTCCACTTGGTAAGATTCGGCGTACTATATCATGCGGTTGAAATTTCATCTGTGTACAAATTTAATTTTATATCGAACAATTGATGTAATTACACCATTTCTTAACCTAATGCCAAGTGTAGGCTCAATAGAGAATTGCTTGCATGTGCTAATATAGTCAACAACACTCTTTGAGATTGGAATAATCTCTGAGAATCCTGCTGATTTGTCAACATATACAGCTAGATACTTAACGGTTTTACCGTTAGCACTCGGTTTCTGTACTATTTGCTTAATACATTCAACCTTACACGTCATAGTATCAATTACAGCTTTTTGCTGTGCCTGACACTTCGATGTCATGAGTAATAATATTATTATCACGACTATCGCAATTAGCGGACCAGGACTGTGATCCGGCTTCTCGTATAATTTTGCAGCCATTTTTTATCACTTAATGAATTGTTAAGAATTTAACACTTGTCTTGCCAGCTCCTGGAACATTTGAATATTTGTTATTAATATAACTATTCAAAGTATTCTCAAGCGACTTAGCATTGACTTTACTTAATCCAGAAGAGAGGATCATTGTAGATCCTCCCTCCTTGGCAACTACCTTGTAGTTAAGGTATTCAGCATCAGGTTTCCCTTTTGCTGACTGTGGCTTAACCGCCTGGTTATGCGTCTGCTTGTGTTTCTTCTGATTCATCGTCTGTACAAATGAATTGTTTACAATCCAGACCAATGGCCTTAATTACATTAGGCTCACTAAGTCTGTCCTCTGCGATCTCACTGATTCCTCTAGCGATAAATGTAAGATGTCTCAAGTCATCAATGCTGTTGAATTTACCATCAACTTCAACTGTCACTTTGATGGTCTGTTCCTCTGTTACGGCGTCCAGTTCAACGTCAATAGATGTCAAGATTGGAATGTGTTTCTTGAACTTAGTCTCCACATAACTAGGAGAGTCCAAATCAACATGATCTGGAGACAATGTACGAGACACTGTTACGATTGTTCTGTTACCGTCAGCGCAAACTGCTGATCCAAGTTTTGGGTAATTATTACCCAGAAATTTCTCTAAAATGTTCATAATTTTGATAATTTAAAACATTATTTACTTGTATAGGACTACTTCTCACCTATACTTAAGCTTTGTGTTCCATCTGTAATTCGGTTTCCCTTTGGAGGCTTTGGACTCCCTACGGCTACATTAAACACTTAGGGTTGATGCAACTCAACCCTTATGCTTTTTAATTAATTTAAAATAGCACCAATGTAAGTTATGAAGACAATACTTACACCAGTCTTCTTGTTCATGAAGATTTAAATCGCACATGTAACAATCTGTAAAGGCAGATTTATTTTTCACAATTCTAAATACACGATGATTAATTGTGATTAATTGTCCTGGCTTATATCTCTTACGAGTACCAGATGTCTTCTGTATGTTCTTTTTTTCGAATTCATTCATACTATTCTATTTTTAAACATGATACAGCAATTAATGCCATAATTTCTACTGCCAAAATACTGCATAGAAATATTATTAATATTACACTAATACTTTCTTTCATTACTTAACTTCTAACATATCAACTGCACTTTTGGCATTCAAGTAATCTGCACCATAATCTGTCTCAAGGTCTGTATCCATGAGGTCAAGATCATGTGTTCCGTCGAGAGAGTCTAAAAGCGTTTCAGTGCATTTATAATACTCTTCATACGCTTTTACTTTTTTCTCTGCTCTGTTATTGCTACCTTTTACAGCATTAATACCAAAGCAGGCGCCAACCATGGCACCAATAACTGCCCCAATAAAGAACAGATTCAATTGGTCCATAAAACCATGAGTTTTGTTTTTGTCCATATTTATATATATTTTGATTAATAATCTATAAAAATGGCATATCTATCCTCACGAACCAATATGCCTGCATGGAAATAAAACCTGTTGTGTAACTAAAAAGATTTAATAAAGGTGTAGTGGTTACTGGACTCGAACCGTCGCTATGTGTGCGCTTTTGTAGCCAAGTACGATACTCATATAATGAATTCGTACATAGTATACCCTCTTACTTCAGCAAGTGTATAATAACCACTATCCGTCTCTCCGGATCGTCATAGAATATCCGCAGCTCTTGTTGCATACGTTCTCAAAGCTCTATTGGACATTCAGCATACATGTAATACTACCCCTCTGTGTCCTACAAGTGACCCTCTTATAGCTTTGCAAGTACCATAAGCAAGTGTTGTAGTCATGGGCTTGGGACCATGAACGCCACATTACTCCTACGATTTATCACGTTAGCGTAGGCGCTCCGTCATCCTGGTTTATATACCGCATGAGATAACGGTTTAATACAACTATCTTCACAGACCATTGTATTATGAGGTCTAGAAAAATGCTTATGAATAATGAATATCAGACTACACTATGATGCAACGTTGGAGCAACGTTAGTTGCGTAATGTCATACTGTAGTTTCGTCTAGGTCTCATCAGTGATTATGTTATACTCTCCCTAGCTGAGTTTAAATAAAAATGCACCACTATCTTCACAGACCATGGTACACGAAACAATCTACTATTTACCACTCTTGGCAAAAACCTCTCAGATTTGTGCAATCAATTGTATATGGAGTCTTAATGTCTATTTGTCTTAAATAAACATATCACTATCTTCACAGACAATGATATGTATCATGCCAATGTTGCCACGCTTGGCAATTAGTAACCTATTGTAAATGAGCGTATTATCAATTATATATGGAACCTTTAATTTTGTTGCATTTTAAATTGTTTTGCTAGAAACTGATTATTCTTTATTAAGCTTACAATTTCTTCTTCTGAATGGATACCCTATTCTGATAGAAAACAAGATTGAATATCTTTGTTTGCAACTCCGTTTTTAATTATTGCTTTCATATTGATTATGTTTTGTTAATAACGCTATATATTAAAACAGCCTATTTGAGCTGTTACGTAGGATTGTTCTGAAAAAAGGGTTTGGGAGATTGTTTTACCAATCCCCACCCCTTTTAATTCTCATCATCGCTTGAGTAGTCGAAAGTGTCGTCCAGCATGTCAGACAAACGGGCTTTAAGTTTTCTAACTTCGCTATCCTCATCATCAACATTGCCAAGGTAAGTATTGGCAAGGCTTGAGTATGTGTGCTCCCCGTCCGTTATTGATTTTTCTTTGCCATCTGTTAATTCTGAGATAGTGTAATCAAACGTACTAAAACGCGCCTTTTTACCTACAAACTTTGCGGACAACTCTTTTAATGCTTCATCCTGTGCCTTCTCTGTATGCTTATTACCTTCTAGCACTCTATCAAAATTAAGAATGCAAGAATAAGACTTGCCAACAGATGCACCAGCCTCTTCGAAAGCAGCCAAAGAAAGAAAATCTTTATCCTCCTTATTATCGGAAGATTCAGAAACTGCGTAAGTTACACGCAATGCTACTCTAAATGTTTCATTATCCTCATTAAATGAGTACAATTTTTCATTGAGTGATACGCTGTTAATTACAGCGATTTCGTTAATTTTTTTCATGTGCTTTGAGTTTTGAATGTGAATAAATTGTGTTTTGTCTTGGGGGGATGCCCCAATCCGAAAGTATATACCGGGGTGTGATTCGTTGCTGTTTCTCCTTTCTGTATATACACAACAGTTTAAAAATAAAAAATAAAATAAAAAAAGCCGAGGCTGTTAACCCCGGCTATTCTCATGCTTTCTTAAACTTATCTATAAAGTCTGTTATTTCTCTCATATACATATGGTTATCGCGCTCATATATTATAGCGTCAATCCATTTACCTGTAGAGTCTTTAAACTTTCCTGCTCCTACATAATTGTAGATATTACCTTTATACTAGTACTTCATTTTTTAAAATCTCCACCATCTAGTTGTCTCTTTCTTTAGCTCGTTAAGACATGTTTCGTACTTATTCTTCCAATAGTTAGTCCAGTCTTCCTGATGCGCTAATTGCTGTTCCAATAGATTTATTTGAGCTTTTCTAGCTTCTAATACACTCTCATTATCTACTGACTTACTATTCAGTACAAGCTTTTCGTAATCTTTTTTGTCTAGAATTACATAATCTCTAAGCTGTCGGATTAATTGTACTAATTCCGTTTCCTTTTCCTTCGTCTCCATCTGTAATGCCTAATAATATTTTAGTTATTTCCGGGCTTTCTGATAGCATTTTTATCACCTGTTCCGCTATCCCCGAATACTTCTATAAATTTGTAGAACTCTCCTTTTTCATCAAGCTGCAGTGCTAATTGTAGTATTTGTCTCGTTGAGTCTGCTTCTTCTCCTGCGCTTTCTAGTTCCTTTAGCAGTGTCTGATACGCGTCCCTCTGTGCTGGATCCATCTTCTCTTGTCTCTTCATCTTTTATGTCGTTTAAAGCGTTTATAACCTCAGCTTTTGTAGTCTTTGTCTTAGACTGCTCAATAAGCTTTTGTATAAGTTCGTCTCTATGAGGATTACCTTTTTGCTCATACATGTGCATAAGGATTGCTGTGGCATTTGCAAACTCTTTAGAGTTTTTGTCAAGTGTATCTATAAGTTCCTCAAGTTCTTCAATTGAATAATTTCCTGGCTTGTGCAAGAAGTTACCATTTTTATCGTACAAATTGCTATATTTACTAATCTTTCCCATTATTTTTACTATCTTTAAGTATTATCCAACATGTGGTAGTAGCTACTATTGGAAGTATTAAAAACATGAATATTATATCAAATGGATTCATCTTTGTCTGATTCGTAAAATCCTAATCTTCTACCGTTTCTCTCGGCCTTTTGTATTATTTCTGCCGCTCTTAAATATTCTTTATCCTTTGCCATCTCGCTCAGCATGGGATACGTATTTTGTGCACTCTTCCTCTACAATTTCACCATCGTCGTTATGTATTAAGTGAGTATATTTTGCTTTTGATCTGTTAAATTTAAACACTCTAAATGCTTTATCTCGCTCCTATTTGTCGTCATATCTATGAATATATTTCATCATTTGAGTAGCATTTACAGACCCTGCTACCCCTAGATTGCATAGGTTTTTAATAAAGCTCATAGCTCCATCTTCGCCGAATTTATGCTTTAGCATACTATATTCCTTAAGGCTCTTCTAGAACCATTGATTATCAAGGTCATATATCGGCTCCTGTTCTACAATGTATGCTATATTCACTGGTACTCCATGTATAAAGAAATATTTACACTATTCTGTACACGGTTTATTCTAGTATTGTAGAGATAAGAAGTCGGCATAATATAGTACAGCACTCATCTCAAACTAGTTCATTCTTTATTCGCTGTTTGTGTTACACATTCAGTAAGGTACCCAATTAGGTATGCATATACTTCATTCGTATCCTCGGTTAACTTTATATGACACGCTTTAAGTATATCTACAGCTGCATGAAAAGCCTCATGAGCAAAGGTGTTTACATCACTATTATCACCCTTTAGACTGTTTATTACTATAACTTCACAATCTTCGTTTGATTCTTTGTCATACGCCCCTCTAGTGGTATAGGCTGTATAACCTGCCCATTCGTTATCAATTATAGACGTATCATCATCTTTAAAGCAAAATCGTTTATCTACTACAGACTTATCTGGATTAATTATAACGAACAAGCTAAATCCGTATACTGTCTTATATTCGTCTATTATGCACTTTTTATTCTTATCCATACTATTCTTATTAGTCTTACAATTATTATTAAGCTTATATAGCTCTACTATAGTTGTATAGTCTTACATACTGTAATAGCTGTACTACTAAAGTAGATCTCCTAAAGAGAATATATAAGAGAAAGGGTTCTAGCTGACTAACCCCCTACTATCCCCCTAACGTAGTAAAGCTTAAAAAGTTGCATATTTATAAGAAAAATGCTATTTTTGCAAAATTTATAGCATATTTGCAACCTTTTTGAAAATTATTTCGTTATGGCAGCGTAAAACAATAAAAGCAATTGGATATGACAAAGATTTTAAAGGTTATTAAGCCTTTCTTCGTAATGGAGAATGGTGATACATTTGAGTACAACGCTGATACAGATCAGTACGAAAGTGTATATAACGAAGAGCATAATAGTTCAAACGAAGACAATTCAACGGTTGTTTCTTCTTACAATTCTGTTTATAGAATCTCAAAGGAATATGCCAAGATGCTTCTCGATAATGGATATGTTGAGGAAGTTGACAAGAAAGCGAGATTTGTAAATATCTTTGATGAAATTGACAATAAGCTCTCAGAATACAACAATGAGCTTTACACCCTCGAGACAAAAGCTGACGAGAATACTCCTCAGTGTTTGCTTGTCGAGAAAGAAACAGTATTGAGAAACATGATTAAGTTACTTGAGTACCTTAAAGGATTGAAGAAGTAATATGGATGATAAGATGATAGATCAGACCCAGTTGGCAGAGGACTTGAGCTCAAAAATAAAGTATGAGTTCAGACAGATGTTCTTGGTAAAGCCGCTTGAGCCTGTTAAAGTTAAGAAGAAGATCTCCGAACCTGTGGCTAAGGATACTAAGCCTAAGAAGGATAAGGATGGGATCGAGGCAGTTGATTATGATGAGGTAAAGACAGAGATAAAGGAAGTTGATTCAGATTTCTCTAGAGCTGTTGTACTTAAGTTGCCATATGAGTATACGCACCCATATAGCGATGAGAAAATACAGCAGATGCCTATCAAGGTTGGTGATATCGTTATATATAGATCATCTAGAGGTGCTATGTATTTCGATTTGCTTAAGGACTCTCAGCTTGTATCGCTTTACGATATTGTAGCAACTGAAACAGTAGAAAAGTAATGAATATAGATAAAGTTTGTAAATAGATTGGACGTACATTGAACGATGATCCGGAGCTGATAAAACAAATAGTTATGCATTAGTTTTAGTTCGTAGTTGATGTTATGAAAGATCAAGATGATACTAGAGATGTATTAATAAACAAACTATTTAGATTCAAGCTTAAGAATAGATTTAAAGACAATAAAAATAAACCATTAAGCCCATATGAAAAAGATAATAAACATTGATCGCAAGCCTATTATTGTTGATGTAGAAGCAGCTGAGGTTAAGGCGATTGAAAGATCTGTAAGAGGAATTGACGACGTTTACGTTGTTCCAGAAGATGCTCATATTGAGTGGACATCAAAGTTATTCCCAGATAGGACTATTGAGGCAGATGTAAAGAAAGACGATATCCTTATCACATTCTACGATAGAGATCTTGGTGCAGACTTCGTTATAGTTAAGTCTGAGGATTGGTTGAAAGCTCTTAACAATGCTAAAGAAGCTGACCAGAAGAGAAAAGAAGAGTGGGCAGCTAAGCAGAAGGAGAGAGGTTCTATGGATCTAGCTTGTGGAGATGCATGTTGTGAGTCATGTTAATATTTAAGTTATGAAGAAAACTATTAAAAAGACAGCTAAGGTAGCAAAGCCTAAGTATACAATCGATATGACTAACGCCGCTAACATGTGCGACATTACAGAAGACTTCATTAGTCAGAAGATTTCGAATGGCATGAAGCTTACATGTGACGACATGTGTACAATTACGTCAATCGCTACAGATATTATACTTAAGAACCTTATGCCAGAGGATTGCACAGCAATCGTAAATGATGGCGGAGTTTACAGAAAGTGTACAGCCATTAGGATTGAAAAGAAGGTTAAGAAGCCTTGGTATAAACGAGTATGGAATTGGATTACTCGTAAGAAGTAATCACCTTTAGAGTCTATTAGTCAAACGGTAAAGACGTCCCGATACAAAGGGAATAGTTAGCAGGTTCGACTCCTGCATAGACTCCATTCATTTTTATTTTCATATTTTTTGAGTTTATTAAAATACAAGAGTCAAAGAAAACGGGCGGGATACAGAAAGAATGCGAAATCATTTAGTTGGCAACGAACGCTGAGAGGTTGTCGCCATTTCTGAAATCTCTATAAACTGGGATATCCGGGCAGAAGAAACTGTCTGCCCTAGCAGCCCTTTGAGCTGCAGGATCCAAATGGCGCCAATACTGGTTCTGCGTAACTCCAGCTAAAGGTTACGTGTTTATCGCGAAGTGGAGTAGTTGGTAGCTCGCAAGGCTCATAACCTTGAGGTCACTCGTTCGAATCGAGTCTTCGCAACTCCTAGGAATCCGTACGTTGGAGCAGAGGTCAGCTCGTCCGCAACAGAGCGGAAGGTCGATGGTTCGAATCCATCACGTACAACCCTGAGCTTCGATAGTGTGGTGTTCTACATATTTGGCCACCAGGAGCGAAATTGATATCAGAAAAATATGTCGGCTACAATGGTTTGAAGTGTAGCAATGTAGTTTTAGGCAGATAAAAAGCTCGATAGCCTAAGGTGAGCTTCTACAATATTGCCCTATGGTGTAATGACAGCACAGGAGGCTCTTTGGTGGAGCTCCGTTTGGAAACATTCGGATGAACATCCCGCTAATTCGGTGAACGTCTCATGTAGATAACGCCGAGCTAGGTTTAAATACCGAGTGTAGAGACTTTATACGGGATACCTAAACGAAAGCATGGTAAAGACAAAGTCCAGCCAACAACAGCAATGGTCATGGCGACATGATGTTGGAAGAACCCTCTTAGTCTGGGTTTGAATCCTGGTGGGGTGACAATAACAAACAATATTATAAATACTATGGAGTTGAAATTTAAGAGACTTGAGGATAATGCTATCCTCCCTATTCGTGGCACAAAAGATGCTGCAGGAATTGATTTGACTTGCACTAAGATTGAAACAGCTCTTAATGAAGCAAATCAGCTAATGTTGGTTTACCATACAGGATTGGCAGTTGAAATTCCTGCCGGATATGTTGGTTTACTTATACCACGCTCTAGTATTTGGAAGAAGTCATTATGGCTTACTGACAACGTCGGTGTTATCGATAGTGACTTTAGAGGCGAGATTGTAGCATTCATGAAGACTACAACAGATACCATTCCTGCTGTTTACAAGCAGGGCGAGCGCTTCTGTCAGTTAGTCATCGTTCCTATACCAGAGTATACAATCGCAGAGGTTTCCGAGCTTTCATCAACAGAGAGAGGCGATGGCGGATTTGGTTCTACTGGCACAGGACATGAAAACGAATCTAGCGCAGCTGCGGGAACTCAGTCACAGCTTAAGGAACAGGTTGAGTCCGTACCAGAGTCAGCGGCGGCACAGGAAGGTGCTGAGGTAAGCGAAGGATAGGCCTAATTCGCTTACATAAAGGGGATTACCGAAAGGTAGTTCCCTTTTACTGTTTAAACACATTAATGTATTAATTATGATTTAGGAAAAAAGATTTTTATATAGAGTTCCAGTAAAAACAGCGCCTATAACAACTCCTGGTGGACAGATTAGAAATCCAGAAATATTGGTTGATCTTGAAGGTGGGGAATTTATGCATGGAAACATACTTGATGCAAACTTTACAAACAAACTTATTAATCAGTCTGTAAAAGATGCTGTAGATGATAAGCTTAATGAAAGTGGATGTGCAACAAAGGATTTACTTGAAGCTGAAACAACAAGAGCTACAGAATAGGAGAATAGTTTAAAAACTCTCATAGATGCCGAAACTAGTGCCCGCACAAATGGCGATGAAGACTTGAGCTCTAAGATTAAGGCAGAGTAGACTAGAGCAGAAGATACTGTGGCGTTTTAGACGTGGTCTTCGATGACACCACAGTACAATAATTGTTAACAATTTAAACGAATTAATATGATTAATTTTTGCGTAGAACCAAAAAAGCCTTGTCGCAAAAATCCAATCGGAGAATTAGATTTTAAAATAGACAAGTGTTATTCGTCAATATATTCTAGATTGTGCTGCCATGAAAATGATTCGGTCTCACATATATCTTAGGAAGAAAGAGATGAATGGAACGGAAAGGCTAGCAATTCTGCTTTACTAGATCTTCAAGATCAGTTAAATGAAATAACTGGAGACGGAGATAACTCTATAAAGAACGAGATATTGATAGAAGTGTCTAGGCAGATAGCAGGTGCTATTACTGATTTAAATATTGAAGAGTATGCTAAAAAGAAATATGTTGATGACGCTATTAGTAATATTGACTTTGATTAGTATGTTACAAAAAAGAATGCCGATTCTACGTATTTAAACAAGGCTGACTATATAAAATTTGATCCTACTAACTATTATACTATAGCTTAGATATAGAAGATAATTGAAGACTCTACTATAGGCAAAGACTATCCTATATAGAGCTTTACATTGGAACACAATGAGCTTATTCTTACACAGAAGAATGGCGGTTAGTTTAGAGTTGCTTTATCTGAAAGCGGATCTGATGGCGGAGTAAATGCTGATTATGTATAGCAGTAGCTTTTAAATTATATTAAAAAGAATACATTATCAAAATTAATAATAAACGATAAGGCATACTCTATCGAAAGTGGACGTGACATAAAAATCCCTATTAGTGGTGCTGGTTCAAGTATAGACTATACTAAATTTGGATATAATAAATCTTATTTCAAAAAACATCCAATTAATTCTGTAGCACCAAGCAAACCTAGTGCAAATAGACCACCTGAAGACGGTTCTGGGTGGGTTGATGATGCCCCAAACTAGGAAGCTGGATACTACATATGGATGACACAGGTATTCATAAATGGTAACGGACAGTATGGAGAATACACAAATCCAATATGTTTAACTGGAACTGCTGGAGAAAGTGCTGTATCATATGACATCAAAACATCTACTAGTACTATTAATTACCAAGATGGAGCAATGTATCCAAAGACTATTAGTGTGTACGTTGTGAAGAGCAATGGCTCATAGATTACAAACATTACACCATCAAATGGTTCTGGTTGGTCGTTCTCGTATAGTGTTGATGGCGGAACTGCATGGACTGTAATATCAGCTAATTAGATTCAAACAGAGGGCGATAACGGAATGTTGTTTAAAGCTACAAATGGAACAATAACGTTAAGCGAATATGTTCCAATCGTTAGGTCTGGTATAAACGGATCAACTTATTCATTGCAGCTTTCAAACATATCGTTATCATACGTTCCTGCAGATTAGAGTTACAACTTACAGATGAGCTGTAATGTTAATTTGTATAAAAACGAAAATGCTATAGATAGTACTGATGCAAATCTATACAATCTATATATGTAGCTAAACTCAAACGATAGAACAACTTTGCAGTATAACACAGATCATTGGGATGCTTCAGTAAATACAACTGTACAGTCTAAGTCTAGTACTATTACTATATACGCATATAATACAAATGGTGCTTATCTTACATCTATGACTATTCCAGTATCATCATCTGGAGACACATCTATCGGACAAACGTTCAAAGGTTCTCCTTTAAGAATCACTGGCGAATGGAATAGCGCCACAAAGTACTATGACGGAAAGAGAAGTGCAGAAAGTGGCATATTCTATCAGGATGTTGTACTTTATAAAGGTGTATATTATGCTTGTGTAAATACAGATTCTGGAGAAGCCGACTATTGGAAAACGCCGCCAATCACTGCTACATATTGGTCAGCATTCTCATTATCTCCTAATGTTGTAGCTAATCTCGTTATTGCTAATGATGCGTTTATAAAAGAGATTTCATCTAACGAGCTTGTTATTTTTGACGATTAGAAGATTGTTGCTGGTATGACATCTAGTAAAGCTGTAGATGAATCATCACCATTAAATGGTAAGGTTACAACTGAAGGCAAGGGTGACGTTCGTATATGGGCTGGTGAAATATCCAATGCGGATTTAACAACCGCTCCATTTACTGTTACAAGTAATGGAAATTTAACGGCACATACAGCCACTTTATACGATGCTACATTTTATGCTACAAATGCCAACGTTAAAATAACGAATAAATTATTTACTGAAGTTGGTTAGGGTGTATTTAACTACGAGAAAGCCGGTCTTTATATATCAGGAAATTCTGAAGAATATGGAGACAGCGATATGTTCTTCGGAATGCAATCAAAATACCCTCTTCAGATAGGTGGTTCAGTTAGTAAGAGTACAACCCCAATTATGTATATATCTGATAAAAACAATGATATTACTATACATCCAGACAAGCTTCTTATACATGGATAGGGATCAACATTTGAAACATTTGGCGTTTCAGATTTGTACGGTCTTACAAATATATAGAAACTAGGAATATTTATAAGAAATGATTCATTAAAAGCAAATTTAGACGACTAGTGTAGCATAAGTATTAATGCCGGAACATTTGGAAGCGCTGATGGTTCTAGTTACACAATTACATTACCAGACAGTTTAAAAGGAAGAGATATAATTATAGTAAATCCTAAATGGAATAGTCTTATAATATAGGCTCCTGAAGGATATACATTATATAAATATGGATCTAGTGTTAGTTAGGTAGATATGCCTAAATATACAATGGCGCATGCAGTTTAGATAAGTGATAAAGCATGGATTATAGGAATGATGGCATAATTAAACATGAAGATAATTAGATAGAATATACTTCCTCCAAAAGGATTCTTAGCGATTAATTTATTTGGATATCTATTCTGTAAGCCGAATGCTAAGATAACTGGTATTACAATCAACCATGAACAGATACATACAGAACAGATGAAAGAAATGCTATATGTGCCATTCTATTTGTGGTATGGAGTAGAATGGTTAGTTAAACTGTTCTGTAAAGGAAATGCGTATAGAAATCTTTCTTTTGAGAGAGAAGCCTATGATAACTAGTATAATCTAGATTATTTAAAGACAAGAAAACATTATAGTTGGCTTAAAAGACTATTTAAGTAATGTTTGACATTATATAGAATAAAATACAATTAAGCACAGAGGATTTGGCTATACCACCATTTAAAGATTTCTATAACAATGCCAAAGATAAACAAGAGGCATTAAAGAAGATTGAATTCATAGTGTGGAGATATAAATGGAATAGCCCATATGAGGCATATCCGGAGAAAGAACGCACATGGAGAGTAGCTAAAGATGTACTTAATGATGAGAATTATAAACCTGATGACGTTGTAAAAGAATTAGCAAAAAGGTTCCAGGAGTTCCAGGAGACTCCTGCTACCAGGTTGCTTAAATCTTCTAAGAGCGCAGCAGAGGGCATTATGAACACGATGGATAGCTATGCAGAAGAAGAGCTTGATATAGATACAGCTAAGAAGCTTTCAGCCATATTGAAAGATGTTAGCGGAATAATCAAGTCGTTAGACATGGCTATGAAGTAGGCAAAAGCAGAACAAGCAGAAACCGGTAGAGTCAAGGGTGGTGGCATTATTGGTATGTACGAATAATTATGATAGACTTTAATTAGAGACTCCATGATACTGACAAGTTTAGATAGGCAGCTATCTTCTTTCAACAGCATGGATGCTATACCTTAGCTCCTAGAGGTACTACTGATTATAACAAATATTGGGAGCAAGAGACAGATAGATGTATTAATGGTTATACAGCTCCAGATGGAGAAGGTATAACTGGATATAATTACTTCTATCTAAATTATAGTCCAATCATGCGACTTAAGGAAGAAGAGTATACAGATAGAGAGGGTAACCTCAGAAAGAGAAGACAACGTATACTTGAGTTCCCTAGCTTTTGGGACTATGATTACTATTATTTTTGCGCTATAGAACAAGCAGAGTTGGAAGGCAAGCATATGGCTGTACTTAAATGCAGACAGAGAGGATATTCATTTAAGGGTGGATCTATGCTAGTTAGAAACTATATGCTTATACCGGGCTCAAAGAACTTTGCTATAGCATCAGAACAGAAATTCCTTATAGGTGATGGTTTGTTAACTAAAGCCTGGCAGATAATGGATTTCCTTGATAAACATACTGCATGGGCCAAACAAAGACTTGTATCTACACGTATGGAAAGAACATCCGGTTATAAAATCACCGATGAGTTTGGTAAGTAGACAGAACAAGGATATCTGTCTAGTATAACAGGAATAACCCTTAAGAACGATCCAGAACGTGTGCGTGGTACTCGTGCTAAGCTTGTACTATGGGAGGAGGGTGGTAAGTTCCCTAGTCTTCTTGATGCATGGCGTATAGAACAGCCTTCAGTAGAAACCGATGATGGCAAAGCGTTCGGATTGATGATAGCATTTGGTACCGGTGGTACTGAAGGAGCTAGCTTCGAAGGATTGAAAGAATTATTCTATAAGCCTAAGTCTTATAATGTTCTCAGCTTCCCTAATATATGGGATGAAGGCAGAGAGAATACTGAATGTGCATTCTTTGTTCCAGCATATTCAAACCTAGAGTCATTTGATGATGACGGTAATTAGGTTTACATGGATAGGGATGGAAATAGCTATAAAGAGAAAGCTATAGAGAACCTTATAGATTAGAGAAACAAGGTAAAAGATGGAGGTGCTAGTTAGCAGTCAATAGACCGTTTTATATCAGAGCGTCCTATAAGGCCAGCAGAAGCTGTATTGGAGCTCGGTAAGAATATATTCCCTAGAAAGTTATTAATGGACCAGTTGACCAGAATAAGGACCAACAAGAAGCTTTAGAGTATGAAGCATATAGTTGATCTGGAATGGGATGGAAATGGTCAGGTAAAGGCTACAGAAAAGCCTAGTGGGGATATAACTAACTATCCTCTTAAGAAGGGAGATAAGCCACATGGATCTGTAGTTATATGGGAGTACCCAGTAAAGGATCCTCCGCTTGGTTTATATATAGGAGGATGTGACCCATACGACCATGATGATAGCTTTACAAACTCTCTTGGTTCTACATTTATATTTAAGCGCGTAAGAGCTGGAGAAGCATGGACAGATGTAATAGTAGCAGAGTATTCTGGAAGACCGGATACAGCAGAAGAGTACTATGAGAATGTACGTAAGCTACTTACGTTTTATAACGCTAGATTATTATTTGAGAATGAAAGAAAAGGAATCTACCCTTACTTTACGAATAAACACTGCGATTACCTCTTGGCTGATTAGCCAGATAAAATCATATCTGAAGTCTTTAAAGACAGCAAAGTGCAAAGAAGAAAAGGATGCCACATGACCAAGTAGATTAGGGCGTATGGCGAAGGATTAATATTAGAGTGGCTGTTAGATGAGTTTGAAGAAGGCCACCCTAATGTAGAAAGAGTATACAGCGAACCTCTAATAGAAGAGCTCATAGAGAATGATGGTGTACGAAATGTAGACCGCGTGATAGCTTTGTGCATGGTAATGATATACAGAGAGGAGCTCTATTAGGTAAAGGTGTCGTCTGCAAAAGAACAAAACAAATAGGTTGAACTCTTCGAGATGCCGTTATTTAGCAAACAATGGTTTGAAGAAGATAGCAGCACAAGTGAAGACGGTATGCCGATATTCACATTTTAATACATGGAAGATAACTTATACAATTCAGCTTTCCCCAGACAAAAGCTCCCTCTTTCAAAGAAAGGAAAGAAGTGGCAAGAAGATTGCGTTAACTATATTATAGGTGAAGGTAACGTAACATCTGGAGGAAATAGTACATCATATTACGGAGAGCTGTAGACCTATTATAATTTATATAACAGCATCTTCGACGAGAAGGATTTTAAATCAATTACAAACCCATTCAAGGTCGAGGATGGTTTTCCTGCTACTCCTCATGACTTTAACATTATAAGACCTAAAGTAGATTTGCTTATAGGCGAAGAAACAAAAAGACCTCTTAATTTCAGAGTTATCAGAACTTCATAGGAGGCTACATCTGAAATGCAGGAGAAAGAGAAGTAGATGATTCTACAATATATCGAAGCAGCTATCACAGCTAGAATGAGCCCAGAAGAAGCTCAGTAGTTCCAGGAATAGCTACAATCTGGAGAGGTCATGCCACCAGAGCAGATAGCTAAGTACATGGATAAGGATTATAAAGATATTGTAGAGAATACAGCGTATCATACGCTTACCTATCTGAGAGAGAAACTTGATCTTGACAATGAGTTTATAAAAGGCTGGAAGGACGGATTGATCTCAGGTAGAGAAATTTATTATGTTGGCGTACTTAACGCAGAGCCATATGTCGAAAGAGTTAATCCTATATACTTCTCTTATGACAAGAGCCCAGACTTGGAGTTTATTGAGGATGGTTCATGGTGCTGCAGAAAGATGCGTATGCCTATTACTGAAGTATACGATAGATACTACGACAAGCTTGAAGAGAAGGATCTTGATAAGCTTGAGGAAATGATTGGTTCTACACCTGGTAGAAACCTTGGAGATAGAAGCCCTGTTGATATGGGTATACAATTACGTATATACGATAACCCTATATTTGAAGGAGCTGGCAAATCTCTTGTAAATGTATGGCATTGTTGCTGGAAGTCTTTTAAGAAGATCTTCTACGTAACTACTGCAGATGATGCCGGGTAGCCTCAGATCAATATAGTTGATGAAACATATCAGCCTGTTGGTAATGAGATTAGCGTAGAACCAGATTGGATTGTAGAGGTATGGGAAGGATATAGAGCTGGTAGCGACTTGTACTTTGGTATATAGCCTATTGAATACCAGCACGTAAGTATCGATAACCCTAATAGTCAGAAACTTCCTTATTGCGGTGCTATTTATAGTAATACAAATAGTAAGCCTAGATCATTAGTTAGTATTCTTAAGCCATTGCAGTATATGTATATTGTATTGTGGTACAGACTTGAGTTAGCTATAGCTAGAGATAAAGGTAAGGTTGTAAATATGGATATTACATAGATTCCTAAGTCTATGAATATTAGTCCAGCTAAATGGATGCACTATTTGTCTAGTGTTGGTGTTAACTTTATCAACCCATACGAAGAAGGTTGGAATATCCCAGGAAGAGAGGGCGGCAAGCCTGCTCAGTTTAATCAGATAACAGCATTGGACCTTACAATGTCTAACGTCATAGCTGAATACATACAGCTGATGGATAAGATAGAAGAGCTAGCTGGTACAATCTCTGGTATTACATAGCAGCGTGAAGGAGCCGTAAGTTCATCGGAGATGGTAGGTAATGTAGAGAGATCTGTTGTACAGAGTTCACATATTACTGAGCCATTATTCTGGGTTCATAACCAGTGTAAGCGAAGAGTGTTTAATATGCTTCTTAATACAGCTAAAGGTGCTTGGGAAGAGACTGGTAAACAGAAGCTCTAGTATATCTTCGATAATGGAGAAAGAGCATTCTTGGATATTACTCCTAAGTTCTACTATGAGGACATGGATGTGTTCGTAAGTGACACATCTAAAGACCTTGAGAATATACAGAAGCTCCAGCAGCTTATACAGCCAGCTATGCAGAATGGTGCCAGCTTGCTTGAGGCAGCAGAGATTCTTACAAATGACAACTTCAATATCATTAAGCAGAAGCTTAAGGATATGTAGACTAGACAGGAGCAGATACAGCAACAGTAGCAGGAAGCAGAAGCTCAGCAGCAACAGCAGTTACAGCAGATGCAGAATGAATCTAAGCAGCAAGAGCTTATGTTACAGGAAGCTCAGATGGATCTTCAGAGATATCAGATTGATCAAGATAATCAGACTAAGATAGCTGTAGCTCAGATCAACGCTTATCGTGGAACAGAAGATATGGATCAAAACGATAACGGAATACCGGATGTTGCAGAACTTGGCAAGTAGGCTCTTGAGCAGCAGAAGATTAATCAAGAGGCTTATAATAAGCGTTATGAAGCTAAGCAGAAGCGCGAGATAGAAGATCAGAAGATTTAGCTTGAGAAGGATAAGATGAAGCATGAGACGGAGCTATAGAAGGCTAAGGATGATGCTGCTTATGAACGCGAGAAACTTAAGGCAAAGACACAATTAAAAAATCCGGTAAGCGGAGAGCATAAAAAATAATAATTATGAGTGGAGTTTATTAGATTTATAATACCGTAAATGGTAAACGGTATATTGGTAGCTCTATTCATATAGAGCAACGTTTTAAAGAACATCTTAGAAACCTTAGGGCAAACAAACATGTAAATGCTCACTTGCAGAGTGCATGGAATAAATATGGCGAACATTCTTTCGTTTTCGAAGAAGTAGAATTATGCGAACCAGATCAATGCTTAAAAGTAGAATAGGAATATATTGATTATTATCACGCTGCTGATAGAAAATTTGGATACAATATAGATCCGTATGCAGATCATGCTGGAAACACATTGTCTGAAGAAACTAGAAAAAAGATAAGTGAAAAAGCTAAAGGTAGGAAGTGGAGTAAAGAGCAACATGAAAAGTGGTCTAAAATTATGACTGGTAGAAAAAAGACAAAACAAGCTAAGACTATGGCTGAAAAATTCGCAAAAGGCGAATCTACCTTTCCAAGAATGAATGAAGTTTCTGAAGAAAAACAAAAGCTTTGGAAATAGCATTTATCAGAAGGTTTAAGACGCAGATATTCGGATTACAATAATAGACCTACAGGTTTTAACATTAAGGCTATATTTTCTGACGATATTAAATATTATCCATCAAAAAGAGAAGCTGCTAGATAGCTTGGTATTGATAATGGTGCTGTAACGTATTGTATAAGAAATACGCAGGGATACTGCAAGAAGCTTAATTGCACATTTGTTTAGATTTCTAAAGAAGAGTATGAGGAGGCTACAGCATGAAGTTTGACAACAAGACATTTTAGTAGAAGTATGAAGCGTGGAAGAATGGCGCTGATTACTGGAAGGATATTAGAGGAATCAACTTGGGTGGAAACACCCAGGCTGAGGAACCTAGTCCAGAAGAGCAGTAGTAGATGAATTAGGATGTATAGGCTATACTTAATGCTTATAATGAAGGAAAGGATGTTAATATAGCTGAAGATATTATCGAGCCATTGCCTTTTGATACTTCATTAAACGAAGAACATCCTATACTTCATAAATATAAAGGTGGAAAAGATGATTCTATTAATACTTTTGTTAACAGAATGGGCCCTCTTGTAGGACAATAGCTGAACAGATATGGTTATGGTGATGCTGCGTTTTACAATGTAATGCGTTAGCTTGCATATGAATCTAATTATGGTAGATCTAGAGTTGCTAGAAGACAACACAATTATGGTGGAGTAGGCTGGAATGGTAAGACTTACAATACATATAAGAGCGATGCGGATTTCGTCAAGGATTATGTAAGGCTTATGCATACACGATATGGAGCAGCGCTTAGAGCTAAATCTACATAGGATTATGCTAGAGCACTTAAGCAGAAGGGTTATTATGAAGATTCTCTTTAGAATTACTCAAGAAACCTTAATAGCATGAATAGCCTTGTTAGAGCCGCTCGTAATCACAGAAATGCGCATAAGGATGCTTATAATTATAATGTATAGCTAAATGACATTGAGCAGGATTATGAAGACGCTAAGAATGCTAGTCCTATAATTATCAATTCGCCATCTACAAGATAGCCTAGTACTATTAGAGCAGATGTTCCAACAACTTTACTTGGCCCAACTTAGGAAGAGATAAAGGCTCAGCAATAGCGTGATCTTAATAAGTATAAACAGTAGATGTATGATAGGTTAACATAGCCTTCGCTTCCGAATATACTAAACCTGCTTCCATCTAATAACTTTGGTAAAGACTCTTATGGCTAGAAGTTTTGGTGGAGAAGAGGTAACAATCTTAAACTGATGTAATTATGACACAGATGGAAAGTCCTAAGCGAAAGATGCAGAAGAAGAATGACTATCAGCGTCATAAGCTCTTTCGTAAGATTAAGCGTAGAAGAAAAGCATAGGCTGAAGCAGATTAGTAGGTAGCTATGAAGTAGCTTAGAAAGAAGCTAAAAAAGCCATAGAGAGGAGGTATGTATGCCTAAACTTATATAGCAACTTGAGTAGCGTAAAAAATCATTAGATTCGTTCTTTTCTTCAAAGAAATTAATTTAGAGAGTCAAGGATTCTGGTAGATCTAAAGTTAAGATAAAGAAAGATAATCCTGGATTCACTAAATCTTAGCTTAAAAAGAATGAGTAGGTTCATAAAAAATTTGATCCAACATCTGGGATTGGTCCGCTATCTTATTTAGGTAATATTTTGTTAGGAGGAAATTAGGCTAGCGGAGAAGAAGACTAGTATTGGAGAGCGTATCTCGGACTAAGTAACAAATTACCAATCGCTAATAGACGAGATTTAACAGAATGGGATTATTCTGACGAAAAGAATAATAACAAACATTCTGATTTTTATGGTATTACCCCAAAAATGAAATACTATATACAAGCTATGGCGGATTCTACGAATCTTGGAAAACTCGTTAGAAGTGGACATGTGTAGTATAATGATATGTATTAGTTTAGCAAAAGATTACTAAACAATCCAGGTGTTTGGTAGCAGGCCAATGATAAAGATTTTAATGATTGGGCAAAACGCGGCACTGCTTTACAAAATTAGGGAGAGTGGAACCCTCTTGGAATGCTTGCTAAATTTGGTGCAAAATGGGACCCGGAATAGCAAAGGGTATTCGTACACGATACTTATGATTTTCCATGGTACACAAAATCCTAGATACCGAAAAGACCAAACGAGATGAAAATACGTGGCAGCGAATGGTTTAGTCCGTATATTGGATCCGATTTCTTTAGAAATAATCAAGACGCAAATTTAACGCCAAAGTCTATAACTTAGTATAATTCTGGCAAAGATATCCATATAAAGAAATCTAAGCGTGGAACATTTACTAAAGCAGCTAAATAGCACGGTATGAGTGTTCAGAGCTTTGCTAATAGTGTCTTAAGGAATCCAAGTAAGTATAGTGCAGCTATGAGAAAGAAAGCCAACTTTGCACATAATGCAGCTAGTTGGAAACATTAAACATTACACGGGTTCGACTCCCGTGTAGCGTACAACAATTAAAAATATTAACTTAGTTATAATTTAAATTATGGCAAGAAAGAAGAAAAATCCATTAGGTGATTTTGAAGACGCTTTGAGCTCTCTCGGGTTCGGTGGTCAGGAAGGTGGCGACAGCGTTACAGACATCGATAACCAGGATGTGGTTAACCAGGTGTTAGATGACCCTAATGATGATATTGATAATTTAGACAATCCAGATGACGACAAGTCTTCTGAGGATAATAAAGATAATAAGAATGTAACTGGTGATCCTAATGCTCATGATGATGAGACAGAGATCCCAGATAATATTTTAAATAATAATACGTCCGACACAACTACAGTTGACAACGAATAGGATAACGACAATGATGATAATGATCAGCAGACTGACACTGATGTCGTAGATCCTGGAGAAGCAGAATATATTGGTGCTTTCTTTGACGCATTCGCTGAAGCTAATGGTTGGAGTGTTGATGCAGACGAGAAGCCTAAGTCAGTCGAGGGTCTCGTGGAATATATCAAAGATGTCGTAGATGAGAATTCAACCCCACAGTACGCCGATGATCGTATTGCTAAACTTGATCAGTACGTAAAGAATGGTGGTAGATTTGAAGACTTCTATCAGACGCAACAGAAATCTATGTCTTACGATAACATAGATTTGGAGGACGAATCTAATCAGAAAGCAGCTGTTCGCGAGTTCTATAAATTATAGGGAATGAATGACGAACAGATTAGTCGCAAGATTGAGCGCTATGAAGATGCTGACATGCTGGAAGATGAAGCAGCTGATGCTGTAAATTATCTTAAGGCGTACGAACAGCAACAGCAAGAGTATATGGCTCAGCAACAGGAAGCTCAGAGACAAGAACAAGAGCAGCAAGCTGCACAGTTCATGGACGATCTTACTTCTAGTATTAATGGTCTTACCAATATTAGAGGTATCAATATCCCAAAGGAGGATAGAAAAGCATTGTTCGATTATATTACAAGAACTGATGCAGACGGTTTAACAGAGTATCAGAAGGCTTTTAATAATAACCTTGTTAACAATTTGATAGAATCAGCCTACTTCACAATGAAGGGTGATGCTCTACTGGGCGAAGCACAGCGCAATGGTCAGACATCTGCTGCGAGTAAACTTAGACAAATGCTCAAACACCAAACAAAAAATCATACATCATACAATGTTGGGCATGAAAAACAACCTCAGGCATGGGATCTCGCGTCAAAATACCTATGATGAGACAATTAACATATTATGAATAATTCAAGTTCTTTATTAAATAATCTTCAGCTCTATCGTGGTAAGCGTTTTGCTGACTTGGTAGACGAAAACATGATTGCTAACGCAATGCTTACAAAGCCTCATGAGGTAGCAGGCTTGTTGTCATTGGTTTTTGGTACAAAGGATGATGGTATTTCAACTACCATCGATCTGTTAACTGGTGGTCTTGGTTCAACCATGACTATCGAAAACAGAGAATATGAGTGGTCTGTAATGATTGATGCTGATCACGCTGTTAATATCCGCTACGCTAAGTGGAATGGTAAGGAGATTACCCCTAAGTCAATTACAGATGGTTTGACTCCTGGTATTAATAACACTCCTATTTATCTTGGTCTTGAAGAGAAGTGGTTCGGTCCAGGTGCAATTCTTGCATTTGACAATGTAAACTTCCAGGTACGTGTAAACGGTACTCCATACCAGGATGGTAGCACATGGGTATACGAGTGCTATGTAGCAGAAGGCTTCCAGGGTTCTTATATTCCTTGCGAGTATTTGCTCCCAGGTCGTCAGGTAGACCGTATCGGTTCTGCATACGAGGAGTACAGTGATGAGGCAGATATCATCAACTATCAGACTCCATTTAAAATGCGTAATAGCTTGATGACTATGCGTCTTACTTACGATATCACAGGTGATGCTTACTCTACAGTATTGGCTATCGCTTTGACTGATCCTGAGACAGGTAAGAAGTCTTATTTGTGGTCTGACTATCAGTATTGGAAGGCTCTTCGTGAGTGGAAGAAGAGAGAGGAGAAGCAGTTGCTGTTCGCTCACTCTAACCGTAACGCAGATGGTACTTACAATTTGAAGGGTACTAATGGTCGTTTCGTTCCAATCTCTGCAGGTTTGTTTGAGCAGATTGCCCCAGCTAACGTACGTTACTATACTAAGCTAACTACAGAGTTGTTCGAGGATTACTTGTTCGATCTCTGCTACAACATTATCGGTACTAACGAGCGTAAGTTCGTTGCTTTGACCGGTGAGATGGGTATCCGTGAGTTCGACCGTATCTTGAAGGAGAAGGCAGCTAGCTTCAATATGATTGACACACACTTCATTACAGGTTCTGGTCAGGATCTGAAGTTGGGTGGTCAGTTCACAACTTACACTATGACTAATGGTATTGAGTTGACAGTTAAGCGCTGTGCTATGTTTGATAACATGGAGATGTTCCGTCAGCTTCACCCATTGACAGGCAAACCATTGATGTCTTACACATTCTTGTTCGTTGACCTTGGTCGTCGTGATGGTCAGGCTAACATCGTTAAGGTATGTCGTAAGGGTCGTGAGTTCGTACAGTGGTGTACTGGTGGCTCTGTATTGCCAAATGGTTATGCAAACAACATCAATACTATGCGTTCTAACAGCCGTGATGGTTACCAGGTACACTTCCTTGGCGAAGAGGGTATCATGTTGAGAAACCCATTGTCATGCGGTATCTTGTATTGCGATGCTGAAGACCAGGAGACTATTGCAGTCGAGAATAGAGAAGTAGAGCTCGCGTAATTAATAAAATAATATACAATGTTCAACCCCACCCAAGATCGGGTGGGAGCTTGGCATTGCAACAACTAATTGAAAAATTATGGTAGTTGAATTAAAGATCAGAAAGAAAAATCCCTGGGCTGGATTGTTGAAGTATAAACATTGCTTTGATTATATTGCACCTTACTTTACCAGATCTGGGTCGATATACACAGGTTTAACACCTGAGGACGAAAAGAAATTTGAAAAGGAGCTTGGCTATCCAGAAGGCCATCTCGCTAAGAATTCCCCATTCTGGAATACATTCTGTGTTAAGGTTGGCTCTAAGAGCACAATCCTCGATGACTCATTCCCACGATAGGCTATGATCATTAAGTTCCTTGAGGGACATAAGAGAGTAGCTACATCACTTGATAAACTCAATGCTGGTAAGGATTATCTGCTTATTAATAGACAGGCTGAAGCTATTGAGAAGAATAAGATTAACAAGCTTCGTAGAGACGCTATTATTGCTTTTGGCAAGCTTTCTCTTGAGGAGATGCGCAAGTGTCTTAGATTGTTCGGTGTTAGCGCTGATACAATGTCTAATGAGCTTGTAGAGTCTACGTTGTTCTCATTAGTTGATAAGTAGCCACAGAACTTCTTTACAAAGTGGGTTAATAACAAGACAAAGGAAACAGAGTTCTTGATCGAGAGTGCTATTGCCAAAGGTATTATCCGTAAGGATAGAACACAGTATTACTATGGTTCTGAGATGCTTGCAGACTCATTGTAGGATTGTATTGCATACTTGGACGCAAAGAAGAATCAAGACTTAAAGATCTCGATTATTAATCAGGTCGAAAATAAATAATTAAACTAACGACGTATGACGCATAGTGATATTTATACTAAGTTTATGATTGAATATGACAAGGCAAATATAACTTCGTCATATCCGTCGCTAACTAAATATGAGATTGCTACAATACTTGATAAAGCCTACTTAGCTCTTATAGCTCAAAAATATACAGGAAACAATCCTAGAAGATCAGCGTTTGAGTCAGATATGAAAGCAATCGAAGATTTATAGCCATTGATTAATAAATTAACTGCCGTTGGTAGTTTATCTGGCGATAATAGCTATACATTCGCTACGCACACTATAGATAATCTTGTTTTATACATAATTGATGGACAGATTGAAATCAAAGAAAGCATTACTTCTCATGATAACAAGAACCACCAATATGAAAATATAGTATTCGTATCACATGATGTTGCTAAAAAATTTAAGGTCACAAAAACAAATCTACCTTGGATTGAGTAGCCTGTAGGATGCATAGAGAACAACAATGTTGTGGTATATGTAGATCCAATGGATGTACAGTATAACGGAGCTCAGTCAACAGCTGAATTCACATATATTAAACGTCCTGCAAAATTTGCTATTGGACCAGGACTGTCAGTAAACGACTATGATTTCGGATAGACTAAATTTGAGTTATCTGATAGCATGGCAGAGGAATTAATTAATTTGGCAATTATTATGTCTACCGAGATTGTAGAATCTAGTAGACTTACTACTAAAGCTAATACTAGACCACTTGAATCATGACAAGAGAAGAAACAAGAAAACTTGGTATTGAGTTTGAACGCAGACTAATTGAAGTATATCCTTAGTTTGCGACAGAAGAGAAACTTAGCACCGATGCGATATATTCATTCTTAAGCGAGTTCTAGACACAGTATGTAAAAGTATTGTATTCTAATGAAGACGATTTTCAACGTGGTACTAGACGAGCTAAAAGAATAAGCGATGTTAGTAGATCTTTAATTAGGCGAGTTAATATAAAAACATCAAATGATGATGGCTTATATAAACTGCCTGAAGATTACGCAATGTACGTAAGATCAGAAAGCATCGTTACAAAAAATTACAAAAGTGATAAGGTTTTAGAAGATGGTGTAATTACACCAAATATACTTATTAAGCAAGAAGATGTAGACAATGTAATCAATGCGTACTACAACTATAATGGGATCATAAAAAATCCATTAGTTATATTTGAAAGCACTAATTATACAAGTAATTAGTTTAAGGTTATATCTGACGTATATACATAGATAGAGAGTGTAGATCTTACATACTATTGCCAGCCTAATGCATTCAATGTATTAAAGTTTGATGACAACGATTAGTCTGCTGGAGCTGTACATAGTTATTGTTCGCTTCCGTATTCATGTTTTGAAGAACTCGTGTCAGGTGCTGTAGACATGTATTTGAACCAGTATAAACTAAAACTTGCTTAGGGTAATTCTAAATAGAAATCACAACCAAAATAGTAGGAGGCTGAGTAATGAGGAATATAGATATTTTAGTAGGGCTAGAAAGAGAGATAAATAAATTTGATAGCCAGCTAGACAAACCATCTACTGACGAATCTTTATTCTGGCTCAATTAGGCTGTTGGTAAATTCATTAAGCTTAGATTTAATAGCGATCTTGTTCACGGAACTTCATATGAACAAAATGAAAAGCGTAGAGAAGATCTTATTAAACTATACGAACAGAAGACTTACACATCAACAAATATGACTATAGATGAAAGTCAGCCGTCATATACATCTTACACAATAACATATCCAGAAGGCTTCATGTTCTCACTCAATGAGGACGTCGTGATAAGCGATCTTGATGGAGAAAATAAAATCAATACATGCATGTTTGAGTGTACGTAGGATAGTTTTATGTACAGAGTTAACAACAGTCTTACAGATTTTCATTACAGGTTTCATAGAGCTAGACCTCTACGTGTAAGAAACTCTAATGGATGCATGTTGCTTACAGACAAGCAATATAAGATTAGTGAATATTCTTTAGGTTATCTCAGAAAGCCTACAGAAATAACACTCGATAATCCTTATGATGAATATGAGGATTTCGAGGATATTATTATGCCCGAGATTATAAAGATTGCTGCTCAAATGTATTTGGAGAACAAGAAAGACGAGCGCTATAAAACTATAACTCAAGAGGTAAATACACAAGAATAATAATTTTAACGTGGAAAGCCCAGCTAGTTAGGTCTAGCATTAACATTATAGGGTGAGTAGAAAAAATTAATTTTAATATGATTACATATGTAAATACAGTCCTTGTTTCTAACAAGAACGGAAAGACTCTTGCTACAGCTGAGGATTTGGCTGGCAAGGAAACAAAAGCAGAACTTAAGCCATTGGTTGGTAAGTTTGTATTCATGAACTGCGATCCATCAGCACAGGATGGTACAGCTATTACAGATGTTTATGCTTACGATGAAAACGCAGATCGTTTTAAGATTGGTGTTATTACATCTGATAGCTTCCAGAAGGTTGGCAAGGATGGTGCAGTTAAGTTTGTTCCAGTTATCAAGTGGTCTAACATTATCAATGTGGCAGACATTAAGTCTGTAACAAAGCTTGACTATAAGGACGATGCTGAAGATCAGATTACAATAGACTTTACAAATGTACCAGCAGAAACACTTAAGGTTCTTGCTCAGGGCGGTTGTCCTGTTGTACTTCGTCTTACATTTAAGGATATGCCAATGCGCTATCGTAAATGGACAGAGTCTTATAGCTACGTTACAGAAGTTGGCGATGGCGTTGAGCAGATTATCGCTGGTTTGATTAAGGATATTATCCGTGCTCCAAAGCGTCAGAGAGTATACGCTAAGTCTGATGAGAAGAAGCTTATTCTCACAGCAATGAAGTATGATGACGATGAGTCTAATAGAACAGAGAACGTATACATGAAGGGTCGTTTCGATGCAAATATGTATTGGATGAATCCAGCTGCTCCAGGTTGGGCATCTAACAACAAGTATGATCTTGGTGCAGTTTTCTCAAAGAAGGAAGGTACAACATACCCTGCTTCAGCTAAGCTTGTTCGTGATCGCGAACGTGCATCATTTGACTACCAGGGTGTTCTGCATCGTAGCTGCTGGTACGATCCTCAGCCAGCTATGGTTACAAATATCGACAATAAGTACGATGGTATTACAATCGAGTTTGAGAACCAGTACAGAACAGCTGATGATTTGTGGCGCAGAACAAAGCAGACAGTTGAGATTTACGCTTCTAACGATGGCGCTAATTTCGAAACAGGTGCTGTAGAAATTGCTGGCGGTCTTGTATAGAAGCTTCAGAATATGATCCAGACTCGTCAGAATATTGCAAATCCTATTAGTAATGCAGACGCATACGACGAAACGAAATTTTAATATTTAGCCGGGGTGGGGTAATAAGCCCTATCTCGGCTTTTTGTTTTTAAATACATATCAATATGCAAAAAATCAGAATTGGAAATGATATTAGAATAAATATATCACTTGTTGATAAAACAGAATATAGCGCATCTAATATCAAGAATATAAAATGTTATTTGGTTAATAAAACATTAACCGAGAGCATGAATAAAAAATGCTGCAATAGTTAGTATTTGCTAAATTGGTGTGGATGTCCTACGTATCACGTATTGCCTCATTGTAGAAACAAATTCTACTACAACGGAAGAGATTTTGACTGCAAGTGCGAAATGGATAAATATAGACCTTTGGACAAAACAAAATATCTCATGGAGTCTGAATTAGACGCAAACAATAATGTTATAAACGCATACTTTCCATCAAAAGATTAGATATGCGGAGTATATCAATTAATTGTTGTCGTAGAAACATTTGTTCCTGGTTGGGGAAAAAGACAGCTTAAAACTAATACGATAGACTATGGAGAGATATTTGAAATCGTTGATAAAGGTACAGAGTAGACTAGTGGTATAACAATAACAACTGGAGTTGATCCTTTGATTAATTCTGGATTTATTGGATATTTAGCAGTAAGACCATTCGCCGAAGACGAAGAAAGTGATCAAGATAAAGGATTCGATAGGTCTGACGATGGATACGAAAACCCATCATAGGAAACATATGATAAGGTAGGAATACAGAATGTAGACCCTAATTTGCTTCTCGAAGTTCATGATTTATCAAGATTTTCAACTATAGTAAATTATGTAGATGGTCAATATTTGTGGGTAATGTCTAAAAAGCCTATTAAAAACCTTATTGATGGAAGTATGAACAATATACCATTTACTACTGTTTAGTATAATGCTGAAACAGGATATTATTATTATGCAGGTTCTAACCCAGTACTTAAAAATACTATGTCTGGAGGAGTTTCTGTAAAGGCAATATTCTAAAATGACTAATTATGGCAGATATTAAAAACTCGTATATAAGACCAAAGAAAGAGGATACTATCGTATACGGAAGGATCGTTAGTGCGTCTACAGAAGGCGTTGTAGCAGATGCTGGACAAATATACGATGAACAGCTCAAAATTGGTCAGCACGAATTAAATAAGCGAATTATAAAGAGCGGCATTGGATCATTTGCCGGAATACCTACATATACAAAAGAAATCATAGATGGCGTAGATCCTAGTGACATCCCTGATAAATATATACTTATAGCTGATAAGGAAAGTGACCTAAAAACAAAACCTTCTAGAGAAGTTGAGGTAAATGGTACATATGTCGACATTTTGTTTTCTGCCATAAGAGCCTTATAGAGCGAAGTGGCAAAAATAAGGAATACGTTTAGATATGGACTCAATTCATATACTGATGAAAATACGTTAATGTCATCTGTTCTAGACGGCATTTCTGATCCAGACGATGAGCCATTGTGGGCGGTTGATAAAGAAGATTTGTCATCTGTCACAAGTCTTACAATAGGTTAGGGTTGTGAGCTTACTCCAGAATCAAACTTAGGCTATGATGAAGAAGGTATAGTAAAGGTTACTGGAGAAGCTACATGGAATGACGATTAGACTGTAAAATAGATTACAGATCCTAAGATTTTTATGTATTTTACTGTAACTAATCCAGATGTAACTATACATTTAACAAACGGAGAAAACTAGACTCGTTTTAATATAAATTCAATAGAACTACCAAAAGCTGACGCATACAATATAATGGTTTGCATTAGTAGAATGGTAGAAGATGCTGGTAGTAGATATATATACATTAGTATCGGTGATGCTATCCATGACAAGGTATACAAATAGGGTTATTATTATGATGATAAGCTAAACAATATACGAAACGATATCGGGTATTCATATTATCCAGACTGGGTTACGTTTAAAGATACAAACGTTTCTATGTTTGATATATGCTCTAAGTTCCAGGATTTTTCTAACCAGGTTATTCCTAGCGCACCATCGGAGTAGGATTACAAATATAAAGTATCACATATAACAATTCGTTCTGTAAAATCAGAAGATGTACTTTAGAAGATAAAGGACCAAATTCAGAATAACGAATTAACCTTTGTTGAAAGTACAAAGAATTTATGGATTAAAAATAATAATAAACTAGTTAAAATTGCTGCTGGTGGCGGTACAACACCAGATGACGGTATGACAGAAAGTGAAGTATTAGATTTGCTTAAGAAGCAAGGTATTATTCGCGAGGATGGTGAAAACCTACGAATAACAGACCTTTCAGATATTACATTTATTCACCAAGACACTGGCAAGAAGTACAAGTTCTTTATCAATGAGTCTGGAGATCTTATTAATCAAGAAATTCCTAATGACGAAGATCTGCTTTCTAATAGAGTAATCGCTAGTGGTGTTGACTTGGATAGCTGGAGTGCTAGAGGATTTATCGGCAGACTTAGATTGGCCGAATATAATAAAGCAAATCCATCTAACAGATTATCTGAAACACAAAATATTGGATTATATTCTGACAGAATAAAAATTGGTGCATTCTACGCACCGTTGGATACAGATATCGTACACGGTTGTACGAGAGCATTTATTGAACTTGAGAACACATCTGGTAGTGACTTTTGCTTACAGGGGTGCTATTTGCATTATACTAGACCAACAGACGATAAGCAAGCTGTATATCATTTACCGCTTACTGGTACGATAAAAGCAGGCGGCACATATGTTATTGCAGGAGCTTATTATGGTAACAAGAAAGATGAAAATGCTTATATTAAGGTAGATTCGTACGATCAAGAGTGGTATGAAGATGGCAAGTTGATTGATTTTACAATCGATACAAGTTCTAACCTTGGCAATGGTTTTGCTTTGACTTATGGTAATCCGACTCTTACTCCTACAACATATTTGTGGAAAGCTAACGATAGCACTGTAACTATATTTAATGACACTAAGACTTACCCTAACTTATACGATCCATCATTCATTGATGCAATCTATTTATTTACAGGTGTTATAGACTCTTCAAAGACTGGATATTGGGCAAAGCTTGTGCTTGGTATTACGTCGAATACAATGTATAAAAACACATTTGAGCTTGACCCTGCACAGCAGGCTTATTAGTCAGCAAACGTTAAAGACAGTTCTAGAGCAAGATGGGCTAGTACAGCAGATGTTTGGATTGTGGATCTTAGTTCACCAATGATTAGTTTCCCGCATTCTAAAGAATAGTATAGTGTGGCTAACTTTACTCCAAAGGCGTCTTATTTAAATAAGAATGTATGCACAGATAAGTCTAAGCTTGATGTAACTAAACCAAATATGGTTACATGTTCGTTTGGTGTAGACATGCACAAGGATAGAGCGTTTAACTGGATCTCTGTAGGATATCATGATGAGTATATCTGGATTAGACAGAAAGGCTAGACAGATTGGACATCTCGATTCGAATCTTACAAAGAGGTAGAAAACGCTACTACATAGGCTACATCTTATCCTAGAAGAAAAGAGTACTCTAAAGACGTTAATAACATTATCTATAGTAGAATCGTAAGTAGATTCCCAGCAGATGGCACACAGTACACATCTCATAAATGTGTAATTAATGTTGTTAGTTCTGCGGTTACAGGCGGCCCTTAGGTTTGGGAGTATGTTGTTGGTAGACCGGATGCTAATGGTAATCCTGGTTCATATGTATCAGATGTACAGACATTTACATTATATCCAGAAACCTATAAGCCAGTTATTTATCAAACAACAGATTAGCAGGGATTTGATTGGTTGTAGTACCAAGTTTGGGCTGCAGCAGCAAACAAGCTGAACGAAAAGATTGCCGAAGACCAAAAGAGTAGCAATATTATTCCTGTTGTTATGAATACTGGAGATATGACGCAGAACGGAACAAGAATCAATGAGTGGTTTGATTACTACAACGCTGGCCATGTTTTGTTCAATAAGTTTGAGTAGATGAATGTTGTCGGCAACAACGACCTCTGCGGCACAAATGTGACGGATCTTGGAACTGGTGACGACCTTGGTAAATCAAACTCTTTCTACTTCCATGTATTCTACTGCTATGATATAGATGAGTCTATATTCGTACCAATTGTTAATGGTAAATATATACCATCTCTGTATTATTTCGAATCAAAGAACTACAGATTCGTTATGATTAATAGTGAAATCACAACGATTAATTGTAACCAGTGGTTTAATCTTAAAGACGGAGAAGACACAGTTAATATTTATACCGGTTACACTATTGGCACAAACCAGAAATATGTTAGCAGTTTTACATCTATCTATACAATGGTTTACAACATGCTTAACACTAGCAAAAAGTGTATAGCTGCTTGTCATGAAATGCCGTTCACTGTTATTACCAATAGCAGTATCGCAACTGGACAGGAACGGTATCCTAGATCACTTGGACCTAATGGAGCCGCATTAATCGGTAGTCATTGCAATTAGATTGATGAAACTGAAACTGGTGCTGGTACATATTGGCTTAGTAGACTCCTTGAGTATAAAGGGGTAAAGCTTATGATCGGTGGTCATAAACACACATATGCTTGTACGTACCCTGTTAGAGAGTATTTCTTCTTTGGACAGAACAAAAACAGCAAAGACAATTTTGCAGAGTATTCAATGAGCAATACATTGTAGAACGATAATGTTAGATTTGTTGTAGATGGTAAAGATTATACGAAGTTCCCTTTAACAAAACGAGGTGATGTAGGATAGGCTCCTACTGGCTTCTTCCCATATACAAGCGTACCTAATCTTGAAGGCGGTATTACTTATTTTATGTGTTAGGCTACAGGATTTAAACTTACATCAAATAAAGAGCTTCCTTCTGCAAACTAGAAGTTCTCTATAGCTATACCAGAAACAACAGTTAAAAACGGAAAAGACGTAGCAAACGCTAACTAGAAATATCCAATGTTTGGTATAATAAGACTCTAGGATTCTGATTACAATGTTGAGCTTGTTAGAATAGCTAACATTCTTACATCTACAGCTAAATTTACACAGTACGATTACTCTACATCTCCTATGAAGTTACAGTACTTTAAGCAGGTTTCTGATAACAACTACGGAGAGTGGGTTGATACAGAAACAATAATGCTTACAGTATGAGATTAAATAACAATTCTAAGATTGTTAGTGATGACGATATAATAATGTCGGATGGCTCTTCAACGCTGTCCGACAAATTATCGTCTATAACTAATGATGTAAATTCGCTTAAGACAAATGTTAAGTGGATTTATAAATATGGCGGAGTCGGTTCTGGCTCCGGTTCAGGAGGCGGAGGTGGCGATAAACCGTTTAGTGTGTTTGCGTCGCTTAATGGCATCTAGATCAAGGATAACAATATTGTCCTCAATGGAATAGATACATATCCACTTCTTATTATAATAAACAACCCAAATGGTGGCAAGTTTAATGTAATATACTC